CATTCCAATAATCGGTTAATCCATCCCATGCCCACGGATTTTCTCCGCTTTGCCCACGGGTTTGGGCAACGGAATAAATTTCAGCAATGGTTGGCCGGTGTAGACTCATTAGGTGGTTACGGCTTCCCGTTTGTATGTATACGCTTTGAGAGTCACCGCTGTTGCGGCTACTCCCAACTCAGATTTTAACAATAACTTAAACGGAAACGGTGGAATGGGAATGTGGTATGGGCTTTGTGGCGACTGTGCTGCTGTGATATTACGTGCTAAAAATGAAGCCACAGGCAAACCAGCCGGGTCGGTTGGTGTTGCATCACCATCATCATAATCGGCGGAAGTGAGATCCATAATTAAATACACCTCAACCGGCTTGTATGCCGATGGTGCAGGATCGCTTGTGAAGCGTAATTCCAATGCCAACATATCGTCAAGATTGGTTCCATTATCAATTTCACTCGATAATAGATTAGCACCATCGGCTAGCGTAGTGGCTGAGATGCCCGTACTGCGACTAGTGGCAGCTTCCCATGGGAATGTTGTTGCCATGTTAGCTTGCTCCGGTTGCAAAGGTGTCAATAAGACTGTTAACGACGAATTGAATATCGCCATCCAAGGCGTTATTCGGGGCAGCTTGGATTGTGGTATTTTCCATTACCCGCTCTCGCATTTCGTTGACTTTTGAAGCTGCGTCTTGCTCCGCTTGTTCGGCCCACAGCATACGGTTGGCGTGATTTTCGGTAGCCCCAGCCTCATTGCGGATATCAGTGGACGCTTTGAGAATAGCCACGTAAACCTGCCGCCATAACGGCTGTGACCCTACTGGCGAATTGAGTATGGTGTAAAGGGTTTCGTAACTGGCCATGTCTTTATTCCTATCTAATTTGAGTACTGTTTTACGTTGCTACGGTGTATTTACTAATCCAAGCAATTGTATTCCTGACATGCTAGATCCGACGTCAGGTGTCCATAGTTGTCCGGGAATTCCAAGCCCGGCCCGTTTACATAACATCCCACCGCCCGCTGCATCGTTCAACCGGAAATCCCCATTGGCTGCAGCAATAAATGGGTCAGCGGATAGAGTTATTGGATCAAAATCATATGGGTAATCAGTAACATCAATCCTACCACTGGCTGCATTGTATGACGCACAATTGCGTAGATAATTTGTTTGGTCAGAACTATAAACATCATAAGCATATGTGCCATCTAATACAGCAATACAGTTATTCAATTGTTCGTGATATAGCAAGCGAAAACCAACCGTGTCACTGTTATAACTAATGCAGTTATTGAGGTAAGCATATCGACCAAAATAATACCCAATATCACAATTAGATGATATGCAATTAGTACCATACGTGTATGTCAAGTCATTGTTGAATCCACGGCCAGTACAGTTATCAGCCCAACAGTTGGTCATCCCTCGACAAGCATCAAATCCATTAGCGTTACAATCCTCAACCTTACATCCGTGAACATCAAAAGCATAACAAGCAGCAGTACCATCACAATTTCTTATTAGCACATTATTCAAAACTGCGTAGAAAGCACCATCACTTGCAGCAGCATACGTAAGTGATTGGTTGTCTCCATCAAGTATCATATTAGTTAGGTTCTGATGGTTATTCACAGTTCCATTCAAATAAAACATCTGTGTGGGGGAATAACCATTAGCATTTATAGTGGGTCTGTTTCCAGAGGATATTACCGTTCTGTCAGTATCATATCCCTGTATATGTAGTCCCTTGTTCGCCAAATTACCAACAGCGGTCGAGAATACACCACCAACAACATTAACACCCGCACTGGACAAGTTGTAAGTTCCAGACTTGATATACATTTTCATTTTATGCACACCATGATCGGCACAAAACTTACCACCCATGCCCGGTGACGCCAACGCTCCACCCATTCTACCGGTTATTGTAGCTCCGGTAGATCCACAAGTTCTGTCTAATGTCCATACCTGTCCTGCTTGGGCAGTAATGCGATAAAATCCGGGAGTACCGCCAGTAAGCATCTGAAAGAAATTCCCAATATCGACAATACCACAAGAATAATCAATACTACTTACATCTATTTTTGTAGCATCAGAAGCATTGATTGCACTTAATGAAGTAAGCGTGGCTTGGGCACCCGATTGCTGCGAGTAATCAACCCCAGATGGCAAACCGGTAGCATCAAATCCGCCACCGTTAGAATCACTCCCACCGGTTTGTACTTCTATTACCGAAGTCGCCAAAAATGCCATCGCTTATACTCGATCGTTTGTAGCTACTGCTAAAATGGTATTGAGCTTGGCCGAGCTGAACTCTTCATAATCAGCTTTCAGCTCGGACAACCTGTTGATGATATTATTTGCATCAACCCCAGTAATTGGATGACGGCCATCGATTGCAGATCCATCTACAATATTGTCTGACGTATTCGGAATCAAGCTTGCTCCACCATTGGCTGTCCATTCAGCCAATACTTCATTTCCAAATTTGTAAGCTGCGTTGATTTTGTTTGCAGCAACTCGAATCCGTTCATTTGAAAATTTGACTGCTTCTACATTTTCAATGGTCATTATGATTTACTTTCTAATCTTGGTTTTGGTTCTGTTTGAGTGATTCTTGGACAGTAGCACACTGCCCAGCCATTACCCTAAGAGTATCATTCAATTTTGCACTATCATCATGCATCGTTTTTCGAAGTGATTTCTGCTCTTGATGTTGCGAATACGCTATCCACGATAACACTCCAACTGCTCCCAATTGTGTCAAGGCTCCTACATTCGGAGCAATCGGTGCCATAACTTCTCCAGCGACCAAAACACAAAAAGTATAAGGCAAGGCTCTAATCATCATACTTCTTTCTAATCGAATTACTAATCATTATGTTGCAACTAAGCCCATCTTACGATATTGAAGATCGAATACCAAAAGCTTCGCTAGGAACACCACGGCTTCCAGTCAATTCAATAACATCATCTTCGTTGTGTGAGTTTCGAATCAACCATACTAGATTATTACGTTCTGACTCATCCCAACGAACACCAACACAAGCTAGAGCATGTGACCACCAATTATAGGCAATATACAAACTCACACCACATCGCAGAATAGAAATTGCGTGTTGGATCATGTTTCGTTTGTCAGTATCCCACACTTCGCCAAGACGCTGCTTCATAGCATCATCTTCCCACCCATCCTTGTACCCTTTGTAATTCCGTGAATGCTGATTAGGCACAAACTTAGAAGAGCATATGCCACGTTCAGAAGCTCCCTTGATAGCAGATTCAAGATAATTTCCCCGGCTTTTCCAGCCTACTGTGTGGCCTAGAGAGACTGGAGCCAGTTGGATGATTGGTTTACCTTCCCTTGCACGACAATCCATCAACGTAGAAGCCATACCCCATGCCCAGCAATAAGGCAGACCATTTTGGTTGTACCTCTTACCAACAGGACACCACGTATCTTTCTGATGATAAACAGGGAAAATCCTCTGTTCCTCACATTCATTGATTACATCCTTGTAGTCTTTTTCTGCCACAAGCTTATCTGGGAATGCTTCGCCAAACGGCTTCATGCCATATTCTTCAGCATCTTTCGAACCATATACAGTTTCCCGCTCAAAGACTCCAAAGGTATCAGCCTTTTCATTCTTACGACGAAGTGTTTTCCAATCTTTATCACAATTGATACGAATCATTTGTCTACTCCTAACTTTTTCATCAGTTCATCGACAGTATCAGGCATTTCGAATGCTTGGATATCTCCACCATCAATTGGAGCTATAGCAACCACTGGGAGTTTCATGCCTTTTACAGAATTCCACCATGGTCTTAGTTCTTTTATTACATCACCATCAACAGCATCCCTATCGAATGATCCAGTGAAACTATGACCAGCAGCAGCCAGTTCAGTTCTAAACAATCTACCAGATAACATTCTTCGTTGATCTTGTGTGTAATTATCTAAATCATCAGACTCATGGAACACCATTACTTGGTATTTTTGATTTGGGGGTGGTGGAGGCGGCGGGGGTGGAGGCGGAGGATTAGGATCATCTCCTTGTGTAAGAACATGCATCAAAGCCCTTACTGTTTTTCCTTCTTTATCACAAACAGCAAGGAAAATGACAAATCTTCCTTTCTTGGGACTAGCGAAGAACGCCATTTCACCAGAACTATCTACCTGAAACGATTCCTTTGGTCCATCAATCAGCCATGCAAGCTTACTTCCTTCAGGAACTGTAGCTTCAAAAACACACAAATTACCAGGATCAGATTTTTCTGGCCCAACAATCTTTGGCTCTAAAACAGGTGGAGGAATGGGATCAGTCTTCACCTTCACAACTACAGGAGGTGCTACAACAATCTTCTTGTCACTTGGAACTACCCCAAATGCAGGAACTGTTAGCAATGCCAATAGTAAGACATAAACAACAATTGTATTCTTCATTTACATTTTCCTTTATAGAAAACATTTTCTACATATTCTAATGCAGAAATTAAAACAGGAAATAGCAACAAGACATGGATAAGTCACCACTATAAAAAACATAGCTAGTCCTTGCCAAGCAAGATAACCAACTAAATCAGACCAAGTATCTACAGGACCATATCGTCCCATATGAAAGCTTTCTGTATAAAATCCTGCTTCTAGAAGAACACTAGGGATGTTCAATCTAGAAGCAGGACAAAGGCATACGGACGAATCAGTGGCAACAAGAACGTCTAGTAAACAAACCACGCGGACGTTGTCGTCGCTCTTGCCATCTACTGGCTATTCGAAAACGTAGACTTGTAAAAACACCACGTCGTATAACCTTATTGGCAACAATTACGGTTTTAGTTACCGTCTTCTTTTTTACCATAGGCAGAACAGGCACATAACATTTCTCGTCTTTACAGATGACTTTCTTATCACAGCCATCACAGTTACTGACACAAGTTGTTTTCACAACTGATTTACTTTTGGCTTGGAAAGACGTTGCAGCATCCACGACGCCTACGGTAGCGAAGCACATGATAAACATTGCGAACAGGCCAAGACAAACACAAAAAAACTTCCATCGTTTCATAGAACACACTCCTTAAAAAACTCTTCGTGATTTATGCTGTTTTCAGCATTACTCGGAATCTACAACAAAAGTCATGGCATCGGAACCTTCGTGCCGATTTCTCCACAACTTGATTAACTGGTAGATTGCACCAATAATCATAACCACTGTTGCGGGGTCCATCTCAACTTCATCAGCAAGAGCATAGATTCTCCCATCTTCAGGATTAAGATCTTCTCCAGCAAACAAAATCAACAGCAAGCCATGGAGATTACTCCAACTTTCAGCATTGCCTGCAATCTTTTGCATGAAAACAACTAACTTATCGTCGGCTGTTGTAGCGGTTCCTTGTGCCAGAGAGGCAGCAAAGCCAAGAAATTTCAACACAAATTCCCGTGTTGATTCAGGATCTTTCCAGTCAGGTAGCAGCCTGAGCAGGAAATTGATAAACATGTTCTCCAACAATTTTTTTCGCATCGTCACACCTCATTCTTCATAATGAAACAACTGGCTATTAACCACAAATTCATTATAAACGAATCGTAACGACACACCAACACGTATGTCAGTAGAGGTCTTCTTCGTCTTCGTATTCGTCTTCGCCTAAATCCATTTCATATATATCCCTCAATTCGGGTGGCATATCACTAATTTCTTTTTTGGTCAATGGAGCATCATCTTGTACGAAAATCTCTGTCATTGTTGCCCATCCTTCCATTCTTGTAGTAGCTTCGGGTAATGCAATAACCAAAGCTGTTCCGACATCAGCATGTCCGAATTCATCACTAATAGCAACAAGCTTATAATTCGATGGTGGTCTATGTTCGATATTAAACTTGCCAAAATCCCTCCTGAGCCTGTTTTCTGGATCTTCATAGCATTCAATTATCCCATCTTTCATAACCTGTACAAACGAAGTAGCCATTGCAGTGAGATTCGTGGCACTGAATGTCATCTCCTTCATGGACACATTATTCTTTCGCAACCTTTGGGCCATAAACGACCCACCAGCAGCGGGGTCATAACCAAACCACACTATCGAATATAACCTACTTACTCGAAAACATTCAGCTTCTACAGCAGATAAATCAATTTCCTTTTTTCCTTTATCATCAACTACCATCGTTGGTTCCCATGCTTTGTGGAACACGATCTTCAATCTTTGCTCCTTCTGATTGATTCCAACAACTGCTAATCCAGAATGGTCATGACTCACACCCAAGTCTAAGCCAGCCAAGTAGACCCACCCAGGCTCCTTCTTATGACATGGTCCATCTGAACGGAAAGCTCTTTCTATGGACGATTCATCTACTGCGTTACCAATACCACTAACCCACTTACCTTCCCACAATCTAGCAAATTCAGCACCAATCGGATCTTGTCTTCTAGCATCATCAACATCCTCTTTGCTGATCCACGGTGCTAACTGATTAAACAGATGCATAGTCCAACGTTTCGGATCATCTTGGGCTTCCTTCTTCCACCCTTCAGCCGGTGAGCCTTTGATACCTGCATTCGTCGATATGATAATGAGCCCCTGTGGTACACCAGCAGCGTTGTTCATGTGAGCCTGCATAACAGACCATTTATCAACGTGTACTAATTCATTCAATATCAAAATGTCAGGTGTTTGTCCCTGTGCTTGTCCAGCAGATCCAGTTGCCTCAATCCGTACCCATACCTCTCTAGGTTTTGCTTTGCTACGAATAATCCCTTGGACAATTTCTACATACTCATTCATCCACGGATTATAATGCAAGATCTCAATAGCTCTATCTTCTACAATTCGAGCTTGCTTACTATTGGCAGCACAAACTTGACACTTTATAGGACGTTCACAGAATGCCATGAGCCACAACAGAGCAATAGCTAAATCAGAATCTTTACCAGCCTTCTTCGTTCTTTCTAACCAAAATCTACGGATGGGTGGCATTACACCATATCGAATAGCCGTAAATGACGGGCCAAATGATTCAAATGTTTCTGACTGAAAGTCAGCCATACAATCCCTAAACACTTGTGGGCCGAATGCAGACGGTATTGTCAAACCTTTTACATAGACCATAAAATCATCCTTAGCAGCTTCTATATAGCCACCAGATAAATGATCTTCGTATACAGCTATTTCAGTTGGGGTCATTCTGTGCATTTAAGTCTAAACTCTCCACACCAATCAGTAAGCGAAACTAATGGAAACCGAGATTGAGAAACATCAGAAGTTACTATAGGAGCATTTTTCCTACAATAACCTCGACCATCTTTTTGGTCATCTGGATACGGACCAATTTTCCAATACAAACATACATAACATTTTTCTTTTGTACTAGCCATACAACTATTCACCCATGAATAAACACAGTGACGTGGATGGTAAACGGTTTCTTCTGATCTGGGAACTGCCTCTTTATCCACTCAGCAGCTTTGAAGTACATAAACTCGGCTTCATTCTTCTTACCAAGCGGCCAAACCCTTTTATCAGCATTCATAGGATCGAATCGAAAAGCCACAGATTGTTTAGTCTTCTCACTGGAAATTTGAACTGAGATCTTCTTAGCTTTTCCTAATTCGAAAAGCTCTTCCATAATTTCAGTACACAAAGCATGTGTTTCTTTTTCTAGATAGTATGAACCATACTTTCTACGTAATACTGGTGACTCAATTTTGAACTTCTTCATTTTTGTTCTTCTTTCTTAACAAAATTAACTGATGTGTTCCATTCTCTTTCATCACAAACTGGACGAAACTTTTTGCATATTTCACAATCGTTCATATGGAACGTTGATTCTTTTCCTTCTGGCCATTTCAAACCTTTGTCTCTAGCACAGTTAGTGCATATCCAAGCCATCGTTATTATCCTTTATCAGTCTTGCTTTCTACAAAACAAACAATTCTTCTAACGTCTTCTTTTGTATATCCTATCTTCGCAGCACGCAAAAATAACTCAGCCAAAACCTCATCGGTTTGATGTCTTCTAACAGATAGGTGTGTATATACACGCAACTGCTTTTGTAATCCTAAAGCACATGCAGCCAACCTTACTTCTTTTTCAGTTATTCTTACTTCTTTTTCAGTCATTCTTTTTCTTCTTGCTAACAGTAGATCAAACATAGCCTCCTCATCTTCTGGACTAATTTCAATCAACGAGGAATTTTTATCTAGCTGTTGAAAACTAAAAACTAACTTATTGTTAGTCCACTGCTCAAGCCGAACCATCTCGTATGCATCATTCCACATTTCTATTTCAATACGTCGCACACGAGTATTTGGAATGTTTTTAGGCAAACGAATTGGAACAAATTCACCACACTTGCACGTTGATACTGCCTTCTTTCTCATTTATACAAATCTTTCGGTTACAGAAGCATCCATAATGTCATCAATAACTTCCAACAAAAACTTATGGTCTGGTGGATGTTGAGACATCAAAAGCTCTCTGACTTTTTGCACACAGTAATAAGCTCTAAAATGCTCCTGCATGATACGATCTTTTGGCTTAGCGTCCTTGTAGACCATAACTGAAGGATACTTACGCAATTCAGCAAGATTCATTTTCGTTCTCCTCATTTATGGAATATTGATAAACACATAAGCGGCTCCGGCTGGATTCGAACCAACACAGGATTTCCTTATCTAGAACAGAAACCCGCATGGGCATGGTCGCCCATGTGATTTTGCCAATTATTTCTACAGAGCCATATAGATAAAAGCCCTGGGAAGGATTCGAACCCTCAAAAGCGTTACTATAGCCGCCCCTGCGAAGTTGTACTTCCCTATTGCAGGTGACGCGGATCTTGTTTCCGCCGCTCAACCAATTGAGCTACCAGGGCATGGTCGGGATTTTTGTCACTCTTACTGGGGCTCTCCCGCAATCACCCAGGTCAGCCGGGAATGGTAATACCCGGTCTACTTCCACCGTTCCACCATATACTTAGCCGTAGCTACTGGCCTGTTGCCCTGGCCTTATGCTCTGGGCGGAGCGAGTATTAACGTCTAGGTCATTGCCGCAAACTTCAATAACGGGTTGCGAGATCCCGTCGAACGGTGTTTCATAAATTACTACAATCATTTAATACATTCAATTCGGATACCTACTGTGCATATTAAAGCGTTGTCAGGCACCCAATGAGTGACCAATTTTTCCAAGACATCCGTGATGTTTTCCGCCTCAATTGGGTTAGTGGTGTTTGGGATTTCCATTTCACCGACCGTACCACGAATACGAAAAAAGATATTGAATTTCATTTGATTCACGGCTTCCTTTGTGTACAGTCCATCCATTACTTCTTATTCTCACGTCTTCATCCAAAAACAAAACCTAATCCCATCCATCATCCTCATCATCATCTTCATCTTCTGCATCCACATCTATAACATCTCCTTCTAGCATTTTCAAAGCTGGAGGAACATTCGATTCTAAAGCTGCTTTCTTCAATCTATCTAATGCAGACATAGCTCTAAGAATCTCTTCTGGTGAAACCTTACTCAGATCCACTAAACTGGACCTAAAAGCAGTTTCTATACCAACAGTTATTTGCTCATTCACATTTACAGGATTCTCCACCCATCCACGTTTCTTACCCTGACATTTCAATAAGAGCTTTATTGCCCATGGTTCTCCTCCTATTACAGCCTGCTTCAACTTCATTTCAGCCAAATCTATAAATGCTTCTCTTTCCCGCTCAACTACCCTTTGGAGTTTCGGAACTTTATTGACTCTATTATAGACTGTAGAAAAAGCACATCTAAGCCTTTCTGCTGCAAGTGTAAGCTTTCCACCACAAGCTTTTATAGCTTCTGCCATCTCCTTATCTGTAATGTGCTTAGGAATACTCATGTACTTTTTCTTTTTGTTGAATGCCTTTTTAGTTGTTTTTCTTTATATTCATTCACACATTTTACCACTTTCCCAATGGACATTTATCGGGATCTTCTTCATGTATTTCAGACTCAGGAGGACATCCATCACAGTTATCACATTCCAAATCTGCTGCAAGAGATTTCTTCAATACTTCTATTCTATTGTCAAACTCAATCTCTTGCAGTCCACATCGTCTTCCTAAATAGAATCCTAAATTGTAAAAAAAGAGCACGTTAAACAATGCCAAAACAGCCACAAAAACAGAAAAGCTATCCATCTTCATTCTCCCCCTTATAAGATTTTACATACGATTCTGCACAACGGGTGGATAAAAACCACTTTTCATTAAAATGTTTTTTATACTCCTCTACTCCGTGCTTTTTTCCTTTTGTATATCCTATTATATAGCCATAGAAAAACATTCCAAAAACTAAAACCAGCATAGGAGCAAGCTCTACTAACAACCAATTAAAGACATGCATTATCCTAATTTCTCCATATCTTCAACAGTTGCCACTTCTACTGGTGATGCTGCTTTCAGTTCATTTCTTGCAACAATCAACAACAAACCAATACTACCAAACAAAGCTCCTTGATTCATCAAAATCTGTTTCAATTTATCTTCAGTAGAACTATCGTCAATAATATCTATGGAGTTGTTCCACAGTTCATTATTCACAACTGTAACTTCTTCAATCTTTTTTTGGATTTCTTTATTGGTATGAATATACTCAGGCATTTTTACACACTCTTCTTTCATTTTTTTTTGGTTTTATAGACGATTTATTAGTCAAATTCGTCTATTTCTTCTATATAGAAAACAGCAAAAACATGGGTTATTTGTAGAACATCACAAAAACGAATTGTGGTTTCTTCATAATTCACAATTGATATGCATATAGATAGTTGTGCAACAGCAATTCTTCAATTCACGAACTTCCAACAATTCATTTAATATAGTTTCCATTTCTGGATACATTGGTTTGAATTTTTTCCTATTGCCATACTTTCTTCGCAACCATCGGAAAAACCAAGATCTATGGTATGGGAACAAACCTGCTTTCCAATGCAACCTGTCATCTGGAAATTTACGTATCGTGATAGGTAAAAACCCATCAGTGCCATGAATAGAAAATTGAACAGTAATGTCAGAATGCCAAGCCATGTATGAAAAATACTGCTCAACGAATTCTGGGCACAAAGCAGGATAACCACAATCAGTAGAATATCTACCATTATGTGTTCTATTTAATTGCACCAATACAACATTTGGTCCTATTTGTTTTCTGCACATTTTCTTTCCTACGGCCCTTCTTCTTTTTCAATTTAACCAACATCTTTCGTGAAATGTTTTTTCGTTTTCCTGCTTGCCTATGCCCAACAACATTTCTTTTTCGTTTCATCGAACAAGACCAATCATCTTTAGCACAGCTAACAATAAACCTCCAGCAAGTGAAGTAACAAAAACACCCAACAAAAAACTTTCAAACAATTCACCAATCAATTTTGATCTAACTTTCATAACAACTCCTTGGTCAAATGCTTGGTTTATCAATCCCTATGCCTAAATAAATCTATCTCTTGGTGTTGTTTTCCATCTTTTTGAAACATCTTCCACGCCATCTGTACCAATTCATCCTCGTAGGTGTTAGTCTCCTCGTTGAATTTAGTAATCAACAGAACTTCTTCAGGTTCAAACAGAATATCATAAACACAGAACAATTTTTCGAACTTCTGTCTTATAGTGATTTCTACCATAATCAAACACCAGTATTCAAGAGGAAATCGGATCAATCATCATCCCACAGCATTTTACCACCAGCTTCTTTCTTCTTAGAAAGGTTCTTAATGGATTTTGACGTTGTTTTCGGATCATCTTGTTGCAGCCACAGCGTTTCAGCTTCTTTCTTGTAAACACTTTTAGGAGCTTCAGGCACAAGAATTTGACCATCATCGATAAAATGTTGAGTCCCTCTGCCCATTCGTTTACCAGCGAAAGTATGCTTATCCTTAGCAAAATCAGGAATGGTAGGTTGATACCCATTCAGTGATGCATTCAAAACCACAGCCGCTTGGAACCAATCACCTTCTCTGTTTTTTGGTGCCCGTGACATCAACCGGATTGCATTACCTATTGGCATCGCCCATCTTCCAAGATCTTCAGCGTTATAATGACGCTTTGCCATCTCACAAGCAGCATTAACAAATGGAACTATTTCAGGACATGCCAAGCAGTCAATATCTTCGTGAGATATGATCTCTAACCTGTTACAGACCATCGTACTAAAACCCCTACTGGTTTGAGCTAGCTCAACAGCAAATTCCATTGCTTCTCGTTCTAAGCTGCGTCTGATTGATTTCTGCATAGCAGAAACACACTCCATGGCGTTCATCCCATTCTTCGTCAGGGGAATTCCCATCTTTTTGATCTCCTTTTTAATTATGTTGGCTGTTTCATCTACTTTATTCTCACGTCACGTAAGAAAAAATCTGTGAAAAACGTAACCATTTTCTCCTATCTACTATTCGTCTAATACATAAGAATATTACTACAGATCTCCATATTTTCGAGGAATTTTCATGTGAACACTCAATTTTGAGTCATTTCCCCTCTTTCCATAGGTATGATTGACGTATGCTCCCCACCTGGATTGTAGATTGTCCAAACTGGTCTCATATCTATTCTTATCAGTGATACCAACAGCACCACCATGCTGCCCAAACACTTTACCATGGTCGAAATAAAACCGTTTATCACAAAACATAATACGATCAAGCAAATAAGCCTGCATCGTAAAATCCATGTCTTCTAGACCAGCAAACTCACTGCTATGCAACCGGTGCCGAGCTTCGCCACGTACACCAAATGACGAACTAACAAAACCGGTAGACAGTGCAATCGGATCGAAATCATTGAAATGCATTGGTGACGCATTTCTATTCCAACAAAAAACACCAACATCCATATCCTCAGAAATAACAGCAGCGTTATAAATCACACTGAATATCGATTCTGGATTGGTCAACTTTCTACCCTTGGGCAATTGAACAATTCCAGTCAAATCGTCATCAATCTGAACAATAACTTTTTCCTGAAAGTGCTCAATCAACAAATTGCGAACATCGGCCAAATAATTGGTAGGAGAATGCAGTACCAGCTTGTCACCAGCATCCTTGTAGTCGTCTGCTTCTCTTTCATCAACATAGAAATAAGCAGATGGAAGTATCTCACGAATACGTGGAATGCAAGCAGCCCTACGCCTGCTAGGAACAACAATAGCAATATCACTCGTCCCAATCATCGTCGTCCTCCTCATCACCACCAATGGTATCATCCCACTCTTCTTCGTATGCATCATCGAAATCAGGAATAGTCGTTACTGGTGGATCAACTGTTTTTTCTTTAGAACGAGACAACTCTTCATCGTCTATCCCAATTGCAGAATCTATCACCACCATGGGCGTGTCTTCTGTTACACCAGCAAGCATATCAAGAATGATCTGCCCATTGATTGCACGACCAAGACCAATCTTCTTTGGACGCCCCATCTGGTGCTGTTTCTCCAATTTCAGTTTATCACACAAATTGGCAAACACAGTTCTTTCCTTACATAACAGAATCACATAATCGTAATGTTCATAAGGCCGCAATTCCATTTCTGGAATCAAAGCAACTTTGGTTTTATTCAATTCCTTTTCAGCTTCATCACCATCATTAGTGAATTCAGACAACTCCTCAAGCAACAAACGCAAGTCATGGTTATTGATAGTCGCATCAAACAACAATTTGTCTAACTGTTCTGCATTTGTTCCAGCCATCGAAGCTAATGGATCTAACACAGCCATCAACTTATCAGCTTCAGCTTCATCTATATCCAGAATAAGAACAGGAATCAATTGATCTGGATCTATGGATTGCCGTAAATGACCATCAATCAACTCCAATGAACCATCTGATAATTCACGAGCTAAACAAGCATCAGCATAGCCAATTTCAGACAAAATACTTTTCAAAGCATCTTTCTGCTCTTTTGGATGTACTCTCCAGTTTTTAGGATTGGCTTTCAGTTCCGACGCCTTTACCATCCTAAATTCTTTTATACGATTTCGTATCATAACAACCTCCTTTAATAAAATTTATCATCCCACGCTGGAATCCATACAGGTTCTTCAACAGACCCACCACTGTCTAAACCCACACACCAATAACCATCCTCCCTTATTTCTCTAGCTCTTTCTTTTATCACAACATCCATGATTTCTGTCCCCACAACATTCAATGGCATGTAAAGAATGTCCATAACCGGTTCTATTTTTTTCCTTGGTTTGTGAATTATTTTAGTTCTTGATTTTTCAACTGCAATTATGTTCTCCAACGAAACATGAAGAGACTTTTCAATCTCTTCATATGTACTCCCACCTTCAAGCATACCAAAGATGGTTTTGTCAATTGCGTTTTTTAACCTTGGTCGTGATGCCTGCTTTCTTTTTTTCTTGGACATCTATGACTTCCTTTTCAAGAAAATGTAAAAGACTTGTTTGCAAATTCAACATGAAAGTTTTGCCAAAGTTCGGACATTGCAGAAGCTCTTCTCTAGTAATTTCTTGCAAATCTCGTACATAGATAAAACCTAATTGTTCTTCTAATACATTTATCTCCCTAATACTTAAACCATGTTCTTCGAGCACAGCTATAGGTTTTGCTAGCATGTCCCCCCAATTATCATTGTTAGACATACCAAATCTCCTTATATGTACATCAAAAAAACAACCATGCTGGCAATTCAACCATTATGGAAATAAACAAAGCTAGAACACAAACAACAATCAATGATAACCATTCTCGATCATCTTTGTTTTGTACTTTGATCTTCATCAATTTTCTCCTGTTTTGAACAAGTTCTATTTTTCATCTATGTTATTATCACACCTCTACGACATTTCAATAACAGTTCCTAAAACAAATTCTGGATAAGCATCAACATCCACATTCAACACTATCTGAACATCCATCTCATCAGCTAACGCCTCAAGCAATGATCTAACATTCATACGGTTTTGCTTGCCACGCACATTCTTCAATGGTTCATCCAGCACAAGCAGCCTTCTTCGTCTTGGTCTTGCAAGTAAGATACAAGCCAATCTAAGCCCCAAAGCAGCAACATCAATCACACCACCACCAACCTGATTTATCGGATCATCAAGTTCTAACCCATCCCTGATGAATACCAAATTTGCTTCTGTTTTTCCTCTCTTACAAACGAATTTTATTTCAAATTCATAAGGTTCTGCAAACACAGCAACTAAGCATCTACTAACTATCTTCGAAATCTTCGTATGGACTCGTTGTTGCATCTCCCGAGCTATGATTTGTGTTATTACCTGGGCTTCTTCATAGTCTCTTAACGATGCTTCTACAATCGCTAGGTGCTTCAAATTTCCATCATGAACAATGGCAACCTGTTTGGCCCTATCTCGTAATGTCTCAACCAGTTTATTAACTTCTGTTATATTCATCACTCAACCTCCAACTCTTCACCCCACTTCTCCATAAACGACTCCATCTCCTCTTCGAACTTCTCCTTCGCCTTATCAGCTTTCTTAGTCAACGTCCTCAACTTCGACTCCGCATCTTCCAACGTATTGCAACCAAACTTCTTTTTGATGGTTTTCATATGTTCTTCAAATGCACCCTCAGACCTAGAAACATCTTCTTTGATTCCAGATACTTTTTTCTTCAGTTCTTCAAATCTTCTAGCACTTATCATACTTCGTCCTCCAATAGCTCAAATAAAATATCAGACACACTTTGTTTTGTTTCATGTTCACCAAGATACCGCTTGACTGCTTCACGGTAATCTATATCTTCATAATCGGCTGTCTTCAATTCTTTCATCAATTCATCCATCGAAAGACTACTGCCAATACTTGGTGTATCTTCTGGATCTAACCACTTATCGTAACTTACATCCAATTCAACCGAACCAACAGAACCATCATCATACAACAAACCAACTTCAGGTATACGATTTCTTTCATCCTGATGACGTGGTATCAAGCACCCACAATTACGAACCACACACTTACCAGACTTGGTTGTAAAACTATGGTGATTATCACCAAACACAGCTACATCGTATCCACTCAATTCATCCTTCATACTTGTAGACATGTTCTCTACTGGTGCTCCAGGATAGCTAAATCCTTTCACCCACACATACTTATGCAACACCGCTACTTTCAACCGATCATCATTTTCTTCATCAATCGACGTAACATCAAATCCCCACGGAATGCCTTTTACAAATAAATCTTCTCCCAACGACATATGACTTTCAACAGGTAATGCTTGAATCACATCAGCATGAACCATCGTTTGATATGCTGATCTCCCAACTTCCTCAAAATCATGATACGGCAAATCATGTTGACCGGGCACAGTGAACATCAATGGCAAATTACGAATGGCCAAGTTAATCAATTCAGGAGGTGGATTGTACTTATGAAACAAATCACCAGCACATAAAATTGGACGACCAGGGTAGTCTTTTGAAATCATCCTCAATTGATCCATCACCCTAGCTTGAACAGCATACCAATCAGGCTCAGCAGATCTAGCCACAGGAGGCTTATGACTAAGATGAATATCAGAACACAACAAAGCTATAACTCTACCCATCAAATGGTCCTCCACATATTGGACATACGCCATCTAGCTCATCAACCAATTCACTTTCGGCTGTAGTCAACATGGCATTCTTTGTCAGAAACATACTTTCTTGTTTTTTGATCCTACGAACAATTTCCTGTAAATCTCCTTCATCTTCTTTGAACCTATCACACAATTCATAAGACTCAATCAATCTATCAATGTTAGGAACATCAATACTTATCGATTCTGCTAACTCTCTTCCTCTTATTGTCACATCACGCAGACCATCCACTTTTTCTTCAGCTTCATAAGCATCATTACCTAATCTTACAACGACCTTAGCTTTTTCCAAAACAAAAGCTTTATTCCTACGATCTATCTCCGCACCATCAGCCAAACGAAACAAAATCCTCATTTCCTTAGCAAATGATTCTGCTTTTTCACTAGTATCAGATAAATCTTCCAACGTGTCTCGATCATCAGCTATATCTTCAACGTAACCATATCGATCAATATCAGCAAAACTTTTTTGCACAAGCTTTTGCCATACTTGACCTTCAACCTTCTGCTTTCGTACACTTTTACCAATACTGGAAGCAACAAGATCTATGGTCGATAAATCTACTATCTTATTCAAGGACTTAGCTACATCACTACTAGACAGCATAAACCAAAACGGAGGATCATGCTGCCCTTGAAAATTTTCTGGTCCTACATTCAAAGCATTTTCCACTTTCAACGGCACATCTGAACCAATAGCTTTGAAATCACTTACTTTTCCATTGTGTTTTACCCTATAGGTATTCTTCGATTTTGACCTATCTCGTTTGATCTGGGTATCACCATCAACTTTCACCGACACATCAACACTGTCACAACCATCTCTCATGAATCCCATACCCATTGGTCGATTCATGGCTACCCATCGCAAAGCACGCAAAACAGAAGACTTGCCAGTATCAGTAGGACCAACAATAGCAACTACTTTGGTATCAATATTTATGTCAAGTTTTTCATGTCGTTGAAAATTACGTATTCTCAGTTTTTCAATCATGCTTCACCATTCTATGTACAACAGATTTTTGTTCTTCTCTATCCACAGCACCACAAGATAACCTAGACCAAGACCAGCAACAGCAGATGAAACATAAGACCAAAAAATCCATGTAGGCGAAAAACCGGAAATTGTTCTATCAGTTCTCCGTATTTTATCTACTCGAATATTAGGCAATTCTAATTCTTCATACTTATCCATAACATCTCCTAATCATTAGGCAATCCAGTCAAACCCCGCTGCAATTTTTTATCTTTTTCTTTTTCTTTTTCTTGTCTTTTGGTTGAAACTCACCACACCAATCAAGCTTATACGTTGTAATAAACAACGTGGTCTCAGATGAACTCAAACCTTTAATAGGCGGATACCGATGACATTTTTCTTTTGTCTTATCCCAATAACCACACAACTCACATCGTCGTTCTTCCATAATCACCCTCTACTTATTATCGCAATGCCACCATCTATACCAGGATCAATGCCAATCCAATGGTCATACATTGCTTGATTATTTTCAAGATTATACTGAGCTATTAACAAAGCATCAGCAGTGGCATGAATAATATTGAAACCATGTCCATTAAACAAAGCTTGTGCCTTTGCCTTGTGTCGGTTCTTCTTCGCTGTTTTAGTTTCACTTTTTGATTTTCTCAACAAACCAAAATGAGCTTGCCATTTTGTTGGAGCGATCAAACCATATGAAATCTCAGCAGCAGCTAAAGCCATTTCTAAATGACCAACATGCTTCATGAACGTTGTGATTGCTTTCTTTCCATCATTAGGCATACTATGCACGTTTTCTAACAAAACAAATGACAGATGAGCGGAAAGATCTTCTATCAAATCCCATAAATCATAAACAGTGGGAGGCATTTTATGTACTACTACTTTCATACCAATCCCTTCCTATTCAAATGAATGGGATACTTTTTCATCAACGAATTCATTTCCATTCGAGACATACCAACGTCCCATCGTGAGCCTGTTACTTTATCATTATACAACTTAAACGATAATGTTTCAGGCAAAGGTAGTTTCACCAATTTCAAATTACGCTCAATCAAATCAGTGCTATTCGCAATACTCACAAACGCTTTCGTAGTCTGCTTTAGATCCCCATTCATAAATTTAATAGCAGTCTTTTCACCAACACCAGAAACACCAGGAACACCATCACTAGAACAACCAGCAATAGCTTTAACAGTCGCCCATTCTTTCGGCTTCACACCATACTTATCTGTAAATGAACTCTTAGTAATAAACTTCTTAGACATTGGGTTATAAATTTCAACATGCTTAGAAAGCAATTGAAACATATCTTGGTCAGAACTAACAACAATAAAATCTTGTTTCTTATCTTTACACACAGACGCAATCAAATCATCAGCTTCAAATCCTTGCTGCCAAAACACATTCCTAAAACCAATTTTAAGTAATTCAATCTGTCTCAACTTAGTAAGCTGTTTGTGTAGATCTTCTCGAAACTCCTTCTCCTCGTCGGTCATATCCAACATTCGTTTTCTGTTTGACTTATATTCAGGATAGATCTTCTCTCGTTCTTCCCTACCACCATCGAAACAAAACACACATTTGAGGGTTTGAAACTTTTCCATCAAACCAACAAGATCCCGCAGCACTCCATAGATAGCTCCGGTAGCACCATTACCATCAGAAAGATCCCGCATAGCATACAACGATCTATATGCTATATTGCTAACGTCCAACACTAACCATGGTTTAGCTACTCTCATCAGTTTCTCCATAAACAGTTTTTCTTCCGATGCTGTAATACATAAAATCGTACATAGATTCTGGATCAAACACGTTTCGACCATCAAATATAACAGCATCGTTCATAACGTAACGAACTGAATCCACATGAGCCCTTTTATACTCATCCCATTCAGTAACAATAACTAAAGCATCTGCTCCTTTTACTGCTTCCATCTTATTATCGCAGTACTCTATTCTTTCCCCAAACAACTCCTTGAAATTTTCTAAAGCTTGCGGATCATGCACTACTACATTTGCTCTATGGTCCAGCAGTCTTTCAACTATGTCCAAAGAAGGAGCTTCGCGTATATCATCTGTGTCGGGTTTGAAAGCCAATCCCCATATAGCAATACGCTTACCTTCTAAATTATTGTCAAAATGATCTAACAAAGGTTTCATCAAAACAACCTTTTGCCTCTCATTGATAATATCGACGGTTCCAAGTATCACCATAGGTCGATCTACTTCCTCTGCACTCCGCCACAAGGCTCTAATGTCTTTTGGGAAGCAAGATCCCCCATAACCGATGCCAGCGTTTAAGAATGCCCCAGCGATCCTAGAATCACCTTCTACCCCTTTCTTTACTTCATCAATATCAGCACCAACGGCAGTACAAAAATTGGCGATCTCATTCATGTACGAAATTTTCGTAGCGAGAAAACCATTGGCGGCATACTTAGTGACTTCAGCACTTTCGGGAGACATTGAAACCAACGGAGAAAAATCAGAAATAGTTTCTTTATAAATTCTCTCCATCAATTCTGTCTCTCCTTTGCTTCTGGTGCCTACTACGATCCTATCGGGATTCGTACAATCATCTAAGGCATGTCCTTCACGCAGGAATTCCGGATTACTGATGACATTGTGTTTTTTGTCTAGCAACAAAAACATCTTTTCGTTTGTTCCAACAGGAACAGTACTTTTGATTATGATGGTCTTCTGATCTAGTTTCGTATGCTGATCTTGAAAACTTATTGAACCAACAACAGCTATCAATGACGAAAGATCTGCTCTACTTTTATGATCCGATGGTGTACCAACACATATGAAAATCACATTACAGTTATTGATAGCATTCGCAATATCAGTTGAAAAAGCAATTGTTCCTTTATCAAAAGCTTTGTCTACTATCTTCTTCAGTCCAGGCTCATAGATTGGAATCTGTCTGTTGTTCAACTTCCATATCTTTTTAATATCTTTGTCAATACAAGTCACATGATGACCAGTGTTAGCCAAACATGCACCAGTAACAAGCCCAACGTAACCAGTTCCAATAACAGCAATATCCATAACTATAATCCTTTATTCATATTTAGGTTTACGTTTTACAGCAGTAGCATCAACAATCTTCTGCCACTCATCTCCAACTAAATCTTGCACATCCATGACTAAATCATGCTTTTCAATATACTCAATCAATTTGTCCCTACGCATAGGTTTAACAGGACCAATATTATTCGGAGATACAACACCTGATTTTGTTTGCGTCCACACTTTCTCATCAACAAGATAATCAATACATGATCCAATATCATCTATTCCAATACTATGATAAATTGGAACAACTACTTCGCATTCCTTACCAGTCAAACGGTTCTTTTGGATCTTCAGCTTTACGTTCGATCCAATCTGACGCTTTTTATCCTTATACGTTTTTTGAATCTTGCCGATAACTGATGACCACATTTCAATGGTAGCATAAAAACGCAAAGCTCTACCACCACCTCTTGTCTTAGTCTGGAACGGTTGTTTTGGATCAACATTGTCCCTTGTCTGACTAATTACAATCAGAATGCTACCAGTCTTCTCAAGCCTTGCACAAATCTTTCTGAGATTAGTAGAATTCAATTTGGCCTTACTCATACCATACGTGCCTTTTGTTGCCTTACCAGCACGATGATCTTTTTTCCATTCACCCATCTTCTTATCGTCAGCAAACGTATCAAGGCTATCCATCGAATCCATGATATAAATGAACGGCTTGCCTACTTCAAAAGCATCGTCCAAATTGAAATAGAATTCTTCTGCATACGAAGAGTAGACAGGATCTCCATCTTCATCAACAGCAGGTGGCTCCAATCTGTCAGCCATCTTCTGACCGAAGTACCGTATCAAATCCATCCTAGCACCACGTTCAACGTTATCGTAGATGAATCGATAATCATCAAATCTTTCATCAATAGACGCTTCAGCCATGCACGTAAGCGAAAACCACGTTTTACCAGACATGGAATCACCAACAAAAAATATATAGCAACCTTGTGGAAAACCACCATCAGATTTCCCAGAACATGCAAGATTAAGCAATGTACTGCCTGTATGAAGCAATTCCATTTCTTCAATGGGTGTGGATTTTTCTTTCTTGGCAGTCATACAATTTTTTACATCTTCAGTCTTCATAGTCTTCTCCTTAAAACGTAGGAAGAGGGGGGTTAATCCCTCTTCCCACTAAATCGCACCACACATTCAGAAGCAAACTACACGTCCCATTCATCTTCATCTTCAGACTTAGGGTTTTTCTTGCCCTTCTTTTTATCCTTCTTTTTATCCTTCTTCTTTTCATTCTTTACAGATTCATCGTCATTTTCCTCATTGTCAATCTGCTGCTCTTTTCCTTGAGCCTCATCAGGATCATCTTCAGGATCATCGTCTACTTCTGGTTCCTGCAAGAAGATTTTCTTCAGTTCATCATAAGGAGTACATTTCAACATCTCATCAAGACATGGCATTTCTTCAGCCAGATCTGCATCATACTGATTCTTACGTTTACGAAACTCAAGGTCAGAAGTATCTAACCACTTGCCTTTGTCAGACTGACTAAACGTAATTCGCAGAGTCTTACCATCATTAGGCGAAGCAAAATAATCATACTCATCTTCTTCATCAGAAAATTTAATTTTGTCATCAAGCTTCTTACCAAACAAATAGACAGAATACTCCCAGATCAATTTATCATCTGGTTTTTCAAGATCGATAACGATGAACAGTTGACGTTCTTTTGCTTCTAACTGTTTGAGGATCTTTTCATCTGCATCAGGATTACGAGCCATTTCAGCCTTGTAATCACAGATAGGACATGATTTTCCTAACGTCCTGGCAGCACACAAGTGCCATTCTTTATTGGGACCAACATCACGATGAATCCAAAAGGTTCGTTCATAATGAGTCTTTCCTTCCTCAGCATAAGGATTACCTTTACCAACAACATACTCAATTATGTCTAGCCTGTACGTGCCATCTTTAGGATTGAACACACCAAACCCATCAGGAATGTCATAAAACTTACTCCCACCACCAGTTTCACGAGTAACTGCTCGGTGACGTGCTGATACTCTTTCTCGTTTTCGTTTACTTTTGGTCGCCATTTCTTTTTTCCTTATCTTTCTTGTATTCATTTTGTGCTTGGAGAAAACCAAGCGTACCTACTTTGACAACAACATAAGCAATATATGGAATGCCAATCAGTATCAAAAGCGTCCAAATGATTGCTGAAAAAATACTCATCTAATTACCTCTTACGTCGGATTGCTTGCTTCTCCTTTTCATCCATGACTTCTTTTGCACCACTACTCTTTGCCCTTGGTTGACTGTAATAGTCAGCAAGAAACAAACTAACTAATCCTTCAAGTGCTTTCTTTCGATGGTCCATTGCACCCACTGCTGCTTGCATAATTTCATAATGGTGCCGTTGCTCAATCAATATAGTATTTGCCACCCTCACTTGGTCACAGCATTCAACAAGTTCTTTCAATGATGCTTCAGTGACTTTAGCCAAACCATGGGTTTCTGGTTCTCTACGAATAGAAACAGAAACCTCGGCTTTAATCACCTCCAAACTATTCTTAGCTTCATCCATCTCCATACGTGCATCAGCAGCAGTCTTTGCATATTTTGAAAACAAAGATGGCTGCTTTATCCATTCTTGATCCAAAGCATTTTCATCAATCTGAAAATCAGCTTTTGTTACTATACCCATTCGTCTTCCTCATCTTGTACAGATTCTTTTACAAACTTTCTCATTTTGTTAAACGTAGTAACAAGATCTTTCTTTTCACATTCATCTTCTAAATGCAATTCGATCTTCACGTTTTCATACTGCTTGGTTTGTAACGTTCTAGTTAAACCGAAACTAACTTTCATGGTTATTCCTTTCTATTATCGCAACTGAATCATAAACCGATAGCTTCACGACATGCTAGTATTAAACCAGCTTTCTTACTGTCATAGAAATGATCTCTGAATGCTTCCATCACAACACATGCTTTAGCAGCTTGTTTCCCATCACCCAAAACAACCGAACTCATGTATGAAAGCACAAGCCAACGAATACTTTCTACCTGTTCATTGATCCCTTTAATCGATTTTATCATGGCGGCTATCTCAGACCATCTGACGTTGTTTTTCAGCAGCAGCCTAGCTAGTGCAATAGCTTCTTCATCATTGTCACCTTGACCAAGTACCTCCAAAGCTATGTCTTCATCATCTATAGCAATGATCTGATTCAACAACACCAATGCTTTTCGTGGACTACCATCAGCCATCCTAACAAGCTTGTCCAACACACTATCTTCAAGATGCTTCTTTTCTTCCTTCTTACAAACTGACAGTACCAACGTTTCCATATCAGCACTACCAAGAGCATTCATCTTAATTTCGGTAGTCCTAGTTCGAATCGTCCTCAACAATTTCTGTGGATCAGTTGTGGCCAAAAAGAAATACACATGCCTTGGTGTATCTTCTAGGATTTTCAGAAACGCATTCTGAGCATCCTTAGTCAATGAAGCTGCTTCATCGATCAACCATACCCGTGTATTCCCAGACATTGGAGCTAGCGACATTTTTGATCGTATATCACGAACCATATCAATGCCACGGAAATCAGCAACATTAACTTCCATAAAATCAGTATCTCGACACTTCAACTTTGTCCGCAAGATACGAGCAACAGTTGTCTTGCCACATCCTGATGGTCCAGAAAATAGGATGCAATGTGGCAGCGTTCCTTTTATGCCAAAATCATTAAGCATCTCAATAACATCATCTTGGCCAACAACATCTTTTAATTTTGAAGGCCGGTACTTTCTATATAATTCCATATCATTCTCCGTAAATCTCTTTCCATACAAATAATGGATCTAAATTCGCCTTTGCAGAAAAACAACATAACCGTTTGGTAGTTTCTAAATTTTTTGTTTTTCAAACACCAACTTAACTGTACCAATAGTAAAAGGAACAGTTATAGCTATTTCAATAAATCTAGCATCAATTTTTACATTACACATTTTCAACGCCTCTATCTGGTTCTGGTGGACTTGAAAAACTGCTTGATGACTCACCAAGCAAAACACACATTTCAGCCTGTCTTCTAAGTATTGCCATCTTTCTTTCATGCTCAACATTACGAGCTTTCGCCAAGCAACATTTCTTAAACTTATTACCACTGCCACATCCACATGGTTCATTCCGTCCAACACTTTGTGGATTTCTTCGCAGTTGTTTGGCAGTGGGGCTCTTTCCCATAGACACAAAATCAGAAGCATGTCTGCCTTCTAATACCATCCGTTTCATTTCTGCTTCTGTATAAATCCGTCCAGTTTCCTTTTCCATTTCATTCTCCTTTTCAAAAAAAAATTATCTTAGTGGGATTCGAACCCCCGATAACCCATGTAACTACGTGCTACCAGTTTCCATCATCATGAGTACTCAAGCATGGAACTCACTAGGAGCCGATCCGCTTTGGATATTCATCTCTGTCACCAGAGACCGATCAGCCGTAACAATTAGGGTCATTTTCGTAGTCTTAGCGTGTACCTCTCGCCTCAAGATAACCAATTCTTTCATAAAACTATCCCGGTAGGATTCGAACCTACAATCACCACTCACATTGAAATTATCGCGGTTGGTTTACCAAAATTAACTCTACGGGATATCAACTTCTTTCTTATCAAACCACGTCGTTTCTGCCACTTCAGCTTCGATCTCCAATGGTGTTCTGATCCATTTATAATGCTTACGCACATCAACAGTCATCACATTTTTTATCTTCCTAAGATAAGTCTTCAATTCATCAACATGCACATCTGCCACGATACTATCATGAATCTGACCAATGACACAACTTCGCATCTGTTTCTTATTCAGCCACTTCACCATTTTTATCAACGACCATAACAAGCAATGGAATGCTGGTCCTTGAATGGGTGTATTCATCAATTGGTTTTTAGAATAGACGCCATCTATATGAAAGCCTGTTAGCAAATCAAAGCCACCAGTTTTCTGATACTTGTTCCACCACTTTTCTTTTCTATCACTCCACGTTGCAAATCGTTCGTTTAGGGATTCTTCTACCTTTTTGATATGTGATTCAAAATTTTGCTGAGTGATACCTTTCTTTCTCATATGCTGCTGAAGAGGAACACCATCTGCTGTTTTCAGTTTCTCTTTCTGCATAGCAGTCCACAGATCTCTAGCAGTAGTGACGTAGTACGAACCATACAACGTAGGAAATACGAACTGATTCTTTGCATAGAATCTAGCTTCTTTCGTGACTTCAGACTTTTTCATGCAATAGCATTCAGCAGCCATGTCTCTATGGATATCAAGATCAGGATCAGACGCATACTCAACCATGTTCTTGTCTTTCCAAAACGATGCAGCAATCCGAAACTCCAATGCACCGTAATCGACTTCTACCAACACATGCCCATCCCTTGGTATGAAACACGAACGAATCAACTTGCCAATTTCTTTGTCCCTGATTGGTATGTTCTGAAAATTTGGATTGTTGCTACTGGACCGAAACGTTTTGGTAAGATGCAAATTGAACGATGGTCGAAGAAACCCATCAACTACTTCTTTTCGTATACCCTTTAAGTAAGTAGATTGTAGCTTCATCAATTTCTTAATGGTGAGATAATCATCAATGAACTTCAAATCAATAGACCGTAAGTTTTCTTCATTGACTTGTGGCTTACCTGTTTTCGTTCTAGATCTAGGCTCATAACCAAGTTCCTCAAACAAGATTTTGCCTAACTGGTGAGTACTACCAAGATTGGACTTTTTTCCAAATAGCTTTTTCCATGTTCTCCAAATCTCATCTTCCTTCAACTCTGCTGTCATTTTGGTAATACGTTCACCAGTTTCAACAATGGCACGATCCATTCGTTTAACATCGATTCGCATACCATCAGACTCAACTTGAGCCAACGCCAATGCTCCATCATGCATCAATTTGTAAGCGTCTTTTGTTTTGAATTTCATAGTTTGCTACTTTAACTAATTATTTTCCACGTTTTTTTAGACGTGCAATTTCATCTTTTTGATTCTCACAAATTTGCAATAAATATTCAATTTGTTTTTTATCATCTTTATGTTGTTTTTCTTTTTCTTTGAGTAGTTTTTTCAAAGCAACTTCTTTAGCCATAGACGCTCTAGATAATCCAGATTCTATTTCTATTTTTGTTTTTGATTTTACTTTGACCTTACATCTTACATTGTTACCTCTTTCTTCTTGATGTATTTTATCCCTCATCGTCTGCAAGCCTTCTTTTTTCCATTGCACTAAAGTCGGCCATTCATGTATCATATGACGAATATCTGTAAAATCACAACAGAAACCATCTAAACATGTATTAAGTTTATCCAACATTATGGATCGTTTGTAATCTTTGTGTTTATTTATTTGTACCGCATCAACAGCACACTCATAAATTCCTTCTACTGGTATTTCAAAATTACATTTCTTTTCAAAAGCAACTATCAATTCTTCTATGGTGATTATCTTAGACATTTTGATTCTCCTTATTATTACTTCCAACTACCTGCTCAGCATCTTGCTTTCTATGACCACGCCCAACAATTTTAATATGACATTTTCTACACACTCCTTGAAAAGTATCATAATGGACTTTGAGAACTGACTTCTCATCACCACACACTTTACATACTCTAAATTTATATTCTGTTTTTGAAAACAACAAATTATCTATATGAGTATTTAATCGGTTTCCATCTCTAAAACGAATTCGTTGTTTTTCACCCCTTGTAAGTTCACTGCCCTTATCTTTTTCTAATACAACAACTACTTTTCTTACAAAAGCAGTTTTTCTATCTTTGCGTACCCACATATCCCATTTTCCATCTTTACACTCAACTTTTTCTAATCTATCATCAGAATAAGCAAGGCTTCTTTTTTTGGAGTTTGATTCACCAAGTATTGGACCAGAAAGTCTCCTTATACGATCCATTGTTTTAGTTCTTTCTGCTTCTTCACGACATTCAGCAGAACAATACTTTTCATCTTTATTCTTTGTGGTAAATTTACCCCAACACTCTTTACATTCTTTCAAAACACAATCGGTTCTACAGATCATGGTTCTCTCATGTAAAAATAAAATTGACTTAAACTGTCTATCTTATTCTCACACCACGTTTATAAAACGATTCCAACTTCTTTCATCTGTCGTTCGGCTATTTGGTATTCAAGAATTGCATCCATGCCATTGTACAGAAGCAGCTTATCAATATCTGCTTGGAAAACTCTATTTCCTCCGTTCAGCCCTTCTTGGGACAAAAATGGATGGATATAAGAATCATAGTCACCAACACCAAGACGGATAAAAGACTGAAATTTTACAGACGTTATACCAGCTTCGTTATTGAAAACATGAGAAGCTTGCATGGTGTCAAACTTCCAATTGTTTACACCATGACCAAGTACAGCTTTCGTCCATCGCTCTTCAAACTTTATGTTCGCAGCAATTTTTGGAACACCACTTTTCAGAAAATCACTAGACGCTTGTACTGCATCACCTTCCCATGGATAAGCAATAGTTCTAACACCATCACTTATAGCACAGCTAGCTATTTTCGATCTAGGATCATCAGGCTTCAGACGATCTGTTTCATAATCAAAAGCAACAGGCTTTCCAGAATCAACAAACTTATTGATTTCTTTTGCAGCTTTCTTATGGTCAAGTATCTTGACTACCATCTTTTCATAATCAGGTGGACCAACAGGCCAAGGCACACTCATCAACTTCATTGCATTTTTGATATGCTTCTTGTACCACAAATCAAGTACATCATTCTCCATTCGTATAACATACGATGGATGGAAAATTGGACATGCCCAGATATTCTTCTCTCTCAACGGTATTTGATAACCAGCCCATCTGGATATACCACCGATGTCCTTTTTCCAAACAGATCCAAGCAACGAATCAACAGCAGACGTTCCCATCAAAATAACAGCAAACGGTTTTAACTCATCAATTGTATTAAGAAGCGAAGGACGGCAAAAATCAATCTCTTTCCTAGTTGGCGTTCTGTTGTCTATTGGTCGGCAAGTGACCGCACTCGTAACCCAGCAGTCCATCTCTAAGTCGTAACCGACCTCATCAAACATCTTGTCCAACAATTGCCATGACTTTCCAACATATCGAACATTCTGCTCATCCTCCGCTTCACCGGGTGCCTCTGTAACAACAAGGATTTTTCTTTCACCTTTTCCATAAGGTTCCATCCTTGGTGACATGCATTTTCTATCTAGCTTACACATTCTACATCTAGGCACTTTAGACATACGACTAGTCTTAGAAAAATCAGTATCAAAAAATCCATTCATTTTAGTTTCCTGATGGTGCATGGCAACAACAAGTGGCATACTTAAACTTGTCAGTAGTTACCATCAATCTTTCTTTCGAAACAACACATTCATATGAGTACTTCAGCACTTCAGACAAAAACTTGGGTGCAATAAAGAACTCAATCTCTTTCCCTTCATAATCAATTGGTATGACTTCAGTGTAAACACCACTGGTCCCTTCACCAGTTACTTTCATTTTACTACGAGTCAGTTTAATCTTCAGCACATCATCAGAATTCGAATCTGTAGCGAAGATAGCAGCAGTCGTAATAGCTTTATTCAGGTCTTTCGGGAATTCTACTTTATCGCCAGTAGTGTTAAAATGATTTTCGGTCTTGATGAACGTTTCGTTATAAATTCTACAACTAAACACACTACCATCATCATTACGAAAATGAATCCAATTTTTTGTCAAACTGAATTCACTCATACCCATATCAGCTACATAACGTAATGAAGTAGCTTTGACCAAAACATTATCAGAAATGTCAATGACAATTGGATACTTGATTATTTGGTATCTGTCACAAGCTTCCAAACAATCAGGACATATATGAATACATGTCAAAAGAAATTGTGACTCTACTTTACTAGCACAATGAATTGTTGTTGATAACGCATTTGAAAAATCATCATCAAGTTTACTCCAATCTTCTGGAGATTCGATATCTTCAACACCTAGAACAATATCATTCTCAACAACAATCTTTGCTTTCTTCCTCTTGCCTTTAACAACAATAACAGATTCATCTAAAGAAATATCAATTATCTCTTCTGTCATTTTTCGCAACAAGCCCAAAAATAGCTTTGCTTGTACTGCTCCTTCAAAACCAAGATCAAGTTTAGCAAAACAAGCTACTTCGTCATTGAAGGATACCACTTGGCCATCCACAAACACAAAGCAATTCCCTTGTTCAATAACATCGTCGGTAGTAATACCAGGAACAATGGTCTCTAACTTAATCAATACGTCTTCACGATTTACCTTCATTATAAACCTCCTCCCCAGGTCTTACCCGTTCGATACGTAAATGTCTGGGGGCTTCTATCCCAATTTCTACTTTCCTGTGAAGAACTTTAATTACAGTAATTCTAATATCTGAACCTATCAAAACCTGTTCTTCTTCTTCCCTAGTTAACGCTAACATTTTGTAACTCCTTAATCAGTCCATCGATTTTGACCTTCAACGTTTACCACCAGACCTCTTTCCTTTAACAGCTTATTAGGGCTATAGAGGTACAAAGTGTTCCTCAACGTTTCGGGCTTCTTATCAGGAAAACGTTTTGCCAACTTCTTATGCATCTCCTTCAGAGTAGACGGATACTCCTTGGAAGCTTCTCCATAGAATTCTACAATTGCATCCACCACATCAGAAGATTTGCCACCACCAACAGTTTTCGTTGCAACAGTAGCCAATGCTTTAGGCTTCAACGTAGACAAAGCATTTGTCATTGCATTAGTGAAATCAAGCATCAACGTACCAAAACGTTGGTCCACCAATTCACGAATATGATCCTCAAATTTACATGCTGCTTCAGGATCTATAACAGATATTTCTACCTTTACTTCTTCTTTCTTTGGTTCAACCGTACATTCTTCAACCGTACACGCATCTTTCACCGGTTCCTCAGTTGCGTCATCATCTTCATCTTCAACAACCGGATTTTCGACCTTCTTGGTCTTTCTTGTTACTTTCTTCTTTATCGGCTCTTTTACTGGTTCATCGGTTGCTTCTTCATCATCTTCATCATCTTCATCATCTTCATCTTCAACAACCGGATTTTCGACCTTCTTGGGCTTTCTTATTATTTTCTTCTTCACTGGCTTTTTCACCGGTTCATCGGGATCAATACCAGACACGATACTGTAATCACCATCAGCATCTTTCAATTCAACAAGAATACCATTCAGCCGTTCTTCATCCTCAGTGCCTTCCTCAACAGCAATGACAGAATCAACCATCATTTCAGCTAATGATTCGACCTTGTGGAACATTCGTTTCTTCTTCCAAGTTTCGGCATTAGGATAACCAAGACCTTGGAACAGGGCAATCAAATCATCACGCTTAAAAGACTTCATACAATTTCTCCTCTTAAAAAACAAAACAAAAATTTACACACATTCTATTATCGCACCTCAGTTAGAAAAATTTACTCCGCTGTTTTCATCAACGGACTACAAATATCCCAACATCCAGCAACAGCAACATACCGATTCTCACTAAAATACCCATCTCGTCTCACAACAAAATTCAACCTAGTGACTCCATTCTTTTTATCATCAGGAGAAACATTGATACCTATCATCGCATTAACGTGGGCTAACTTGGTCTTTCGTCCCGAAAAATGTCTCTTCGTAAGAACACTGGCTTTGTTTGTGTAGGCAGCAGCACTGCTTTGAGTAGCAGTAAGCACTAAGCAATGGTGCTCTTGTGACATTCGACGTAGAAGCTTCCACGTCATATCTATCTGTTCTAGTGGATCTGATGACCGTGACGGTGGTGCAAGGATATCAGCATAATCTATGACTACCACATCTGCCACCCACCCTTCTAAACTCCAATCTCTTAGAATATTATCAATTCGTAATATATCCATACTACTATTCGGATAACAAGACAATCTAAAAAGATCTTTACCCTTGCATACTTTTCTAAATGATTTGAATCCCTTTCTAGCAGTACAACCTTCATCAAATCGTTTGACTTCGTACTTAACGTTCATTTCATCATCAATAGATTTTGGCAAACGGATCTTGCCTTTTGATTTTGGTGTTCTGGAAGCCCTTTGTCCAAGTCGTTTTAACACTTGCGATAGACTCATATCCCCAACTTCAAAATAAGCTACCTTACAATTATTCCTAATACCTCGGTACGCAGCATCAAGCAACATCATTGACTTACCAGTTTTATCTGGAGCCATGTATGCTACAAAACTATCACGAACCATTACGTCATTTAGAAAACTAGTAAGTTTACCACCATATGGAACCAATGGACGTTCCATCTCTTCATTATATGCATCATTCCATATCTCGAAGTTTTCAGATGGTTTGAGCAAAGCCCCTTCACCTAGCTCAACCTTATCCAATTCAAGCATTGCAGATCTAGCAAGATCCACCTTACCTCGATCTAACTGAAGATCCACTTCAGTCATGGCACGTTTGATTTGTATCTTATTAAAATGCTCTCCTGCCATATCCAAGATGAAATCATTTGACTTTTGTTCATCCTGGCTATGTTCATCAGACAAACCGGACAAAAAGTCCTCAACCATATCAATGGTCGATTCAGGCATTTTTGTAGTTGATGCCCAACTATCGAAGATAGGACGTAAATGTTTGTTTGGTGCTGTGTTGTAGTTTCTTACATGTTTTATACACCAACCAGCAACTAAGTTAGACCACTTCGAACCAAATAACCCTTCACCATCGTCTTTCCATTGACTGGCTATTCTGATGCATACTGTTTGATTCGTCACCATCTCGGCTAAAATTCTTCGTTCTTCAGTTCCATCGTATTTCTTTACCTTCATGGTTTTCCGAACTCCATTCAAATATCATCTGTAGTTACCGATCCTGCTTTTTTCCCAAGAGCTATTAAAGCTGTGTCTATATCACATTGCACAGCATGTTGGGAATAATCCCAGTCAGTGTTTTTATGCAACCACGTCATCACCTTATTGCAAAGCACAAACTTTTCTTCTGTTCGTTTAATACCAATGATCTTCCACAATTCTGCAATAGTAGGAGCAAATACATTCTCAACTATCACTTTATCAATAGCATATTCAAGTTCTTCAACTGTCATAGATTTTACAGATTTTACCAATCGTCTTAACACAAGTTCATGGTATTCTTTATTGAAAGCCCCTGCCATTTCTATAAGTAGTTGAATTTTACGCTGGATATCATTAACCATCTTCCTCTTCCCCAATCTTTTCAGCAATTGCCATCATTCGATCTGTTTTGTTTTTTGGAGCATTGCCATTCTTACTTCTTTTTTGAGCAGCTATAAACTTCTCCCATTTATTGAAGAAATCAGTATATATGTTTATAACTGGGGTAAACTTATCTCCATAATTCGTTCGTAACCATTCAAGCAAGCTGTCTATTATCGCAGGCTCAACAGCTTTTTCTATTCGTATACATTTAATTAGTTCTGTCAAATGGTCAAGAGTTATTGGTTTACTGGCTGGTTTACCATTGAATTTCTTACGTGCTGCAAGTATATCGGGTGAATGGATCATTATGATGCTTCGTAATTCAGCGGCATGAATACGATCAGTTGGATCAGAAAGAAGATCATCAGAATGTGATTTATCACGTCGGCGGGGTTTGGCCCGCCGTTCATTATCTTTAGATAATGAATAACTGTTTAAGCTTGTCTTATCTTCTTCTTTTATATACCCCAAATTTTTTTGGGGGGAGACCCCAAATTTTTTTGGGGTGTGATCCAAAGATTCTTTGGGGGGAGACCCCAAATTTTTTTGGGGTCTCAGTATTTCCACATTCCCATAAGTTGTTTTTAACCAACGCTTTCTTCCATCAAACTTGGTCTGTGTGAGCAATCTCAACTCTTTCATATGGGCGATCATTTGTCGGATACGTTCTTCACCAACATTTATCGTTTTACCAAGATATGCATTTGATGCAAAACAACCAAGCTGTGTTTTTGAAAAACTATGGATCGTTGCCAACAAAACCATCTCTTTCATGTTTATCAAATCATCATCAAATAATTCAACAACCTCAGCAGGTATCCACATTCCTGTGAACTGCCGCTCATGGGTTTCTACAGACATGGTTCTTTCCTTTGCAACGGATAAAAAGAAAGCCTGCCCCATTTAGTGACGGAGCAGGCTTTAGCGATAGGACAAAAGAACCAACGTAAGTTGGGAAGCAAGGATGAGCCTATCGACAGTATCATTTTGTATCATACACTTTTATCTTTTGTTCTAAAAAAATGCTGGTCACTAACAACATTTCATTAACTCTCATCCGTTCATCATTTTACCATATTGCTTTGCCACCCACAATGCGAGATTTGAAATTGTTCAGAAGGTTTTTCACCATCTTCCTTGCTTTCAATACTGGACAGTGAGTATCATGCACAAACGTATCTTGGCTCAATGATCTAGCATAACAAAACGGGCAGATCCACACACCATCATACTGATACGCTCTATGGTTATCAACTAATTCTGTGCATATGTCTAAGAGATTTTTTGCATTTTTACAAATCTCTTCATCAACAACCAAGCAACCTTCATTTCGATAGTACTCAGCAGTCGAATGATGAAAACCCACACTGAAACCTTGTTTGTCCCATACCAAATAAGATTCTTTCGGACTATCCATTTCATACTCCTAATACTTTTTGAATGGCTATATTATTCACTACTATGCTGGATTCTATGGCTGTCTGTAAATGTATGTTACCACATCGATCAGATAGTTTGTGTAATTCAGTTTGGATTTGCTGTAAACATATTAGCAAATCAGGAGCAGCAGCGATTAACAACGCATTTGCTTTAATCTCATCTATTGAACGTCCACAAGGACCAATTGTTGGCCAACCAGAGCCACCAGTTGGGGTGCCAGAAGAGACCATACTATAAGCAGCTACTCTATGTCCAACTTGAGCCACATAATAAGGACGAACTGGTGATTGATTACAGACTTGCCATGGTCCAGGTGTATGCTTAACCATCGTTTATGTCCTTTATAACAGACCTTGCTTTGATAATTGGACAATCACAATTGTGTGGAAAATCAGTAGGTTTACTATGTTTGACAAGACAGAATGAACATTGATATTGGTCATCAGCCTCGAATATATAATACCCGTCCAAAAACTTTTCACACAAATCAAATAGTTTTGGTGCGTGTTGGATCAATCGAGCATTTGCAAGCTGTGTTTCTTCATCATCGTAATCAGGCAAAAATGATGGATCTAATCCGCAACAAAATGAATTGTTACCACTCTCCCCAAGAGTATAAATTACCAAACCATTTCTATCCCATGGTCCTGGTGTATGTTTAACCACTGCACACCTCCTTCTTCACCATCGACTTTTCAAGTTTCGTAACGTAACTTCCAACACGTTCCATCAAATTTTTGTATCGCAGGCCACGCATGTAAATCATGCCCTTATGTCGTGCAAGTTCCTTGTTAGCCACTAACCGATTAAGAATGGTAGCTAAATCCAGTTCTGATTTATCATGAATGATATCAGGATAAACAACTTTGATAGCTTCAAGCAAAACCTTTCTCGGCATTCCAATTGCCTTTTCTTTAACCAGTACCAATTCAAAACATCCAATCACATGGTATTCAGTAAGCACAGTCATTTTCTTTCTCCTTGGGTAATGCACAACGATCAGTATCAATCAATATGTTAGCGGTTCGTCGATACCAACCACGTAACTGCCAAACCATTTTTGTGTTTATCAACTCTTGGAAACCATCGATAGTTTCCTGTTCGCTCAATTGTCCTTCTTCGACATCATCTAAGAATTTGATAACGTCAAAACCTTCTTTACTTTGGAACAACATAACTATCTCCTTACCACGAATGGTATACACTGTTGATAGCGGCCAGAACAGCTTCTTCGTGCGTTTTATGATACGTGGTCCCTATTGAAGAGAAACCACCACCATTCGTTTTTGTGTAAGTGAACCCAATCTCCACGGTCTCACCATCTCGGTGCATTTCATCTTCTTTCAAAACACGAATGTTCATGATGCATTTGGTTGAAGGATTGCGAACATCGGGATTATGAGGAACATTGGCGACCAAAAACGTCACATCGTCAGAAATCTCATCTTCATAATCCACAACAGTTTCCAACCCACCAGCGTCCATGATAGCTTTCTTGGTGGCTATCATTCTTTTTTCTCGTTCTTTCTCACGCTGTTCTCTTTCTTCTAGATGCTTCTTTATCTTTGCATCTTTACGGGATTCGTGAGCAAAATGAGATTTTTCAAGTTCATGCAGTTTTTCAAGATCAGAGAAAACATGACCACTATCATATTTTCCACAAATAATATCATGCCTGTCAATGTGAGAATTTCTTTTGAAAGGACCGACTTCTTTCACAGTGTTATCAGACATAACTGTGACCCTAGCTTGTGTCTTGGTCACACGGGTGACACGGCCAATAACTGGCATTCCACAAGTACAATTTTGGTAGATAACCTGTTGGTCAATTTGCAATTCAGACATCATACATCTCCTTAAAAATTTGAAACAGATCAGTCAACGATACGGGACCATTCAGATTGCGTCATGTTTTCCATGTTTCGCTGCATCGATTCATGGTCTCGTTTGCGTTGCTCGTTTTGTTGTGCTTCGATGAACGAGGAAGCTTTCTCTTTCGCTTGTTCATGAAACGGGTGATTTGGTAATTGCAGATACTCAAAAATGGCTGCAATTGAAATGGAGTTTTCACCGAAAATCTCCACTTTTTTAGGCGACAGTTCAAGCGTTTTCATCGTTTTTTCCTTTTTGCCCCTGCCTTGCCCCTCTACTTATATATTCGTTTTTGACGAATTATATTAGGCAGAAACCACCTTATTTACAGGAAAACCACAAAGCTTCTCAACAAAAACTACGTCCAAAGTGTAAGGCAGACCGCTCAAAAACACTCTAGCAACAGTCTGGTTTGAGAAGGTTTTAATGGGAAGCCGGTACTCTTCAGGAAACCCATCAGCGTCAAACAAAGTGATTTCACAGCCGTAAGGGTCAGCGACCGCTATAGCGTCGTTTGCGAAATACCGAATCACAGGTTCGTTATCTTCGAGATCGTCCCAATTCATTGCACCCAAAAAAAGCTCACGATCAGACTTTGAAAAGGTTCTGGTTTTGTTATTCATAACTCGTATTTCCTTTTTGCCCTTTGGCTTACTTGCCCCTCTACTTATATATTCGTTTTGGGGCAAAGATATTAGGCAGAAACCAGACTAATTTTCAATGAATACCATTTACATCAGGATACTTTTTTACCAATGCTGTGTAATCCAGTAATATTTCCCTATAAACAGCGTGTGTTAGACCAGTTGCCTCCAATGCCCGTGGGTCCAGCATGTTGAACCTACCCCCTTTTTGAATATCAACGTATCGGTTGAATTCTTCTTCGGTTACAACAATTCTTTCTTCGGGCATAATTTCGCCTTTTCTTCTAAATTCATTCGGTTGATTCGAGAAACCAATAATCGTAAACGTCCTAATTCCTTTGCATGAATACGATCTGCAATGTCTTCAGCTTTAGTTTTTCCAAACGGAAACGTCTGCAAGAATAAAGCAATGGTCTTGCCAACTTCTGTTCCAAAACCTTCAGGAACTTTACCGTACAAAATGTTATGTTCGGGATAAAAGTACTTGGGTTGCCAGTTGTACGACGCTGCAAGCTTAGCAGCCTCTTCTAAAATATTCATTTATGTTTTTCCTTCTTCTTCTATATCTTTTTCTTTATTCTTCTCTTTCTTTATTACAACAACACGAAACCCAGAACGTATCAATTTATCCAAATTGTGATGTAGAAGAGAACAAGGAAAGCCAGTCATAGGAACAGAATCATTTTTCCATTCTATTTTAGTCAGTGACAGATCAAGCACTTTATGAAGAGTTAAAGCGTTTTGATAAAACGTTTCGTAAAAATCCCAAATCTTGAACAGAAAAATAGAATCAGGATCCTTTTCTCGCATTGCCTTATACCGTTTAGACACCAAATATCGATCAATTTCATTCATGATTTTTCCTCATTGTTTTTGAACCACTTTTCGATTTTTTCAACGACTTTTTCCACAGTACCGGTGTACTTCCTGAATTTGTTCAGACCACTCCCATAACTGAATAGTGCAACCGTCATTTTTGATCCATTTTTGTAGTATCGTTCCTTGCCCTTTGGTCCGATCCGAAACATGAAATACCGGCTGTTGTGGAGTATCGAATTTGGCCAATCTTCACGTGATTCAAACGATCCACGTATCATCACACTGGAACAGATACTATCATCTGTTGTGATAATCATATATGGTGTACGGAATTCGAGCACCGCTTTGACTTTATCACAAACACTTTCCATTCTCGGTTCTGTAATGGGCATCGTACTCTCCTAGTAAATGATCGGTTTCATGTAATCACGACCTTGGGCAGTCATGCCGAAAGTAAACCCACCATTAGTTTCAGTCACATAAACGTGTCCAAAATTTTTCAAAATATACAAGTGTTTTTTGAATCGCTCGTAAGAAATTTTACAATTGAAATGGTTATACAAATGACACAAAGCAAAATCACCATCGTTGATCGCTTTCAACATTTTGTATTGTAACGGGGTCATGTCTTTCATCGTTCTGTCTCCCACCTCCCACACGATTGTGGGAGGATATAAGTTACGGACTATTCAACCAAGGACGCTTGCGTAGGTCGCTTGAAGAAACCAAATTTCGAATCTGTGTCACTCACAACAACAGTTCCGGTAAAACGAACACGATCATTTCGGACTAAACCACGTTGCTCAGTCCAAATTTCTCCATCAACAGACTTCTCCACATTAAACAATTGAAGATTTGAAGGCACAGAACCCCAAACCAACCAGCCATCGTCGTGTTTCACAGTCATTTTCAATGACTCGCCGTAACGGTTGAAATGCGTTTTTACCTTGATGACAGTTCCTTCGACCACAACTTTGCCAGCAGGACAATCTTTGGTATTCATCTTATCAATTGCCCGCTTTGCTTCGATCTCTTTCCGGTTACCAATCCGCTCAACGATGGAATGCAGGAACTTAATTTGTTTTTCCGACAAGCTTCCCCATCTAAGCAGCTTATCGACCATCTCTCGAAGAATGCAATACATCGGGGTATATTCCAAAGAACCATGAACCATATCGGCGGCTCCAGCAGCAATTCGTTCATTGCTGGACATATGATACAATTCCCACACACGCGACAAACCATTATCATCAAGCATGGTTATCGCTTTTTCCTTTTTGCTCATTCGTTTGGTCATAGTAGCCATAACTCGTATTTCCTTTTTGCCATTTGGCTTGCTTGCCCCTCTACTTATATATCGTCCGTTAGCCTATAATATTAGGCAGAAAACAGACTAATTTTTCAATCACACGGATTTTTACGACCGTTCTTTTTCATCATGTATTGCAGCCAATCCCACATGTGAACATGATGTTTGTGTACTATTTCAGCAACAGTTTTTCTGTCATCCATATCGACTGGTCCCATCCATTCCCTGTACATGACACGCAAAAGAACAGGATCAGAAGCAAGCAGTTCATCAACAGTAGTTTCTGCAAGATCTTTCGCAGCGGGGGCTATGTCATTGAACCATTTTTGGGACGAACGAAACTCATTTTTTATTGAAGCCATGATTTTCTCCGTTTTTTGCCCTCTAAGTTACCCCTCTACTTATATATTCGTTTTGGGGCAAAGATATTAGGCAGAAACCACGAAATCCACAATACAAGCGGCTGTAACAGAATCATCATATTCCCCATTCAGGTCTTGCCAGCGGTAACGAACCTCTGGAAATCCGTCGTTTAGCCGTTTACGCAATTGGTAGAAGTTCTCCGGGGTATCACGAACATACCAAGATGACTTCACACCAGTTTTGGCTGTGATGGTGATTTTTACTGTAGTCATGATTTTTTCCTTTTTTGCCCTCTGCCTTGCCCCTCTATACTTATTATCGCATAAAACCCTATAAGATTGGGCAGAAACCAGGATTATTTTGCTCGGATTTTCTCGAAAAAAACTAACGAATCAAGGCTCTCAAATCATCTAATTCAGCCTTATCAGCTTCCCCTGGATCGTCACCGGTTTCTAAGTGAACCAATTGAGTTTCACCAGGACGGCATAAAAGCTCATCAGCAAGTTTCGTGCCCACAGATTGTGCATCTTTCGAGCTGTCTAAACAAATAACTCGACGTGAGTATCTTGCTATGCGGTCACGTTGTTCCCCAGTGAAGTTAAGCCCCATGATGGCAACAGCACCAGGACCAACTTTCCACACATCAAGCGGTCCCTCAACAACAATCACAGCATTTTGGGTGAAATCTTCCCCATACAACAACGTCTTATGTGAAACAGATTCTTCATCTGGAGCAGCAGACAAATAACGCAAACCTTTCTTACCAATGGCCCTAGTTGTCCAGCTTACTACTTTGCCCCCCAAATGTATCGGTATCCATATTCTCCAAGACAAACGACCAACAATACCAGTAGCTTTTATGCCCCATTTCTCTTCAATCTCACCAGGATCGAAGCCCCTGTCTATTAGATATCGTTTCTCGGCTCTTGTGATCGATTGTAAGCCCTTCGGGATTTTTACCTTAGATAATCCCCTTTCACGTCCATCCGTGCGAGTACGGGCGTGTGGAAGGATTTTTAGACGCTTCAGAATTACATAGCGTTCGATTCTAGTGACAGCAGCAAGCACATCAACGATTTGTAATGGACCACATTGCCAGCAATTAGCGTAAGTACCTTCTATGTTTATGCCGAGGTGGAACTTCTTCGATTCTTCTCCACAATGCGGACAATCAATCTGTATCCATCCGAATCGAGTGTGGTGATGCTGACCATACTCAACGTATTCAACATTGCTTTCTTCTAAAATTTCTTGAACCGTCATGCAATCAGCCCTTGCATTAGTTTATCGAACACATCAAGATCACCTTTAACCTTACCACCATCAAGAATCGCAGACAAAGTAGTTTGCTTATGTTGTAAGATCTTGCACAATCGTTCTTCAATGGTGCCAATAGCTATGAGGTAATGACCCCACACAACATCTTTTTGGCCAATCCTATGGCATCTATCTTCAGCTTGGGTCAAATCAGCCGGTCTCCATGGTAGTTCTGCAAACACCACATCTGATGCAGCAGTCAACGTGATACCAATACCAGCCGCACGTATGTTACCTAACAACAATCTAGTTTTTGGATCATTCTGAAAACTCATGACAGCTTTCTGTCTATTCTTTCCTGTTACGCTTCCATCAATCACAACAGATTTTACATTTGTGTTTTCTTTAAGCAATTTTATCATTTGCGTATGAACTGCAAACACCACCAACTTCTTATCAGTGTTTTCGAAAAATTCATTACACCATGCAGCAACAAACTTCCATTTCATTTCACCAACCAGTCTTAGCAGGTAACCGGCTTTGAGCATAGCTTGTGCTTTTTCTGCACGTTTAGCAGCAGCACTGTTCTTTCCTCGTAACCAAGACAGAAAATCATTAACAGCACTATCGTACTCTTTCTTATCAGCTAACTTGATCGGAACTACCTGCCTCATCTTATCAGGCAGATCTTTTAATACGTCAACTTTTCTTCTCCGCACCATACAAGTTTTCAACAACAACTTATTTAGCTTCTTCGTTTTTGAAACACCTTTGAAATCCCATCCCCATGGTGTCATCTTTGCACCACAATACTCAGTTCCATATTGAAATCTGCTATTAAAATAAACAGGCTTCAAAATGTTAAGCATAGGAAACAATTCAATGGGCCGATTCATTAGTGGAGTACCAGATAAAGCAATCACATGCTTAGATCTCTTACACAAACGCTGTACCGCTTTCGTTCGCTTAGTGCTAGGGTTTGCTACAAACTGGCATTCATCTATTACAATTGTATTAGGCTTTAACTTATAAAGCCACTTTTCCCAGTAAGACAGAATATCATAATTGATTATCAACAACGGTGTTCTTGATGGTGCATATCTCGGTGGTGTTCTGCCTTCTGCTATAGACGCTTTTACACCAATGAATTTTTTTGCTTCATGAGCCCATTGATATTTCACGGAAGCAGGGCATACAACAACCGCAGGCAAAGCCTTACTGGCATTCTCTTGTAGATACCACAAGGACATAGGTGTTTTACCTAAACCCATATCTGCACTCAGCAAAACCCTACCACCAAATTTAGCAATTTCATCAATGCACTCACGTTGATATGGAAACGGTTTTGGTTTTATCTTCATTTGTATTCAACATTATCTATCAAGTCACAAGCTGTTTGAGCATCTTGAATATCCAGATTCAATTCAGGACGTATAGCCCAGGTAAAAAGTTTCATCATTGCTCTTTCACGGTGATCTTCATCGTAAATTATAATGTATTTATCATTGTCTTTTCTACGTTCAACAACATTAACAATTTGCCGTGTTTTGATTATTCTTGACATGAGATTGATACTCTCCGGTATGTCGCAAATGAACAGCACAATCAGTACATAAACCAGATGAATTGGTTTTGTGGATTGGTGCTGGACAACATGAACATCGTTTATTGTACGAATTAGATAATCTAGGTTTTAAGAACTCTGTTTTTTCATTATGAGGCACAGTTCATCTCCACCATTTACTACTATGTTATAAACTAAATACAAAACCCTTACAATCAAAGACACAGTTCTTCTCTTATGTCATTACAAGCTTTGATACATCGACTAAGACACCAACCAGCATCAGATAATTGTTTCATCAAACCTTCTTGAATGCATTCGACACCTTCTGGTACTTTATACATTTCAATCAAGTCTAATGGATGGTCTAACAGTAATTGAACAACACTTTTACCATCATCAGTAAGTCTACTTATATAACTTTCAAGATTAAAAGATTCTAGTTTAGAAAAATGTGTCATATCACCAGTTTTGGAAAAACGTGTTCTTTTTTCCGCTGTTCTTTTCCGCAACGAATCAAGTATGGTCCTTTTCACATTCCAATACACCCAAGAAGAAAACTTAGCACTGGATTTTTCGTTATACGTTGCATTGGCACGAGCAAAACCTTCATTTGCTGCTGACAGAAATTCATCGAATGTGTTACCGTATTTTCGATGAGCATCCCAAGCCAGCTTCTTTAACAACTTTTCACAATCGGCATATCTGGTTTCTGTTTTGTTCACAGCACATATCATCTGTACATCATCCTATGATTTAGATTATAGTGATTTGCCTTACATGCGTAAAGACTGATAATATGTTTCTAATATATATGGTAATTAGAAACATGGATATCTATAGCAGCTAACTCAGCACAATTTGATCGGGTTTTGGGTGGAGCAATTTCGATGTACCCAAGGGTATCGATATCGTGAGGCTCACCAGCGTTGCCGAGGAATGAACAAGTAGCTTCATCCGAATTCACTTTGTAATCAGCATACTCAGATTTATCGATCAAATACCGTTCCATCTTGTCTTCATCAACGGCTTCATCGATAGCATCTTGCAAATTGCTCATCCACACCGCACAGACTACAAATCCATGGTCGTGGAGAATGAATAACGAATAACCAGAACCAATCTCATCTGGATTGATAATGTCTTCATCACACAACTTCAATTCTAGATTCCCACCGAACTTTATTTTTACGTCCATCTTTTTCTCCTTTACAAATGCCCCAATGTTATCTACTATTATATCGTCCTTTGCCTTATAATATTAGGCTGAAAAAAAAAAGAAATATTCAACCCAAAATTCTATAAGACACACGAATTTCCGTATCTTCCATAAGTGGAATCACTTTCTTCTTATCGCTCATCCCGTCATCTCACTTTCCTCAACCCAGTAAGCTTCACGGATGTCGCCATGCTTACGATACGGGCAGGTCTCTGGGGCAATGCTGCGACATTCAGATTCTGCTGCCAGCCTGCATGGCATCGGACATGCTTCGCAAATGAATTGGCTAATCACTGGTGGCTTTCGCCACGAAAAGCCATGCAACCCATCATCAGCTAGGGCCTGCTCTGCTTGGAGTTTGGCGGTTTTAAATGTGTCGGCCTGCCATCGTTTATCTCTAGTCACCCAGCAAAACTTACTGCCATCATCTCTAGCAAACGCAATACCCTTACCACACCATAAGTCCCAAGCTCCATCCCGGATAGCACTCTCCACCCACACCGCTCCCTGCGGTCGCACAAGCTTCCTTTCGACTGGTACGTGGGCGACGATATCGATTTTGGTGCCATCGGGCAGCCCCCGCGTATTTTCTGCCACGCTGCCAGAATCGTAATCGATATGACGATATTTTTCCTCTGACATACGCAATGTGCCGCCAGCAATTATTTGTTGTACTGTTTCTTCGCTCATAACTAATCCTCTTTAACCTCAGTAAATTTTGCATGATCCCCAACATCAGCTTCCAGTTTCATTCTAAAAACATAATACAAAACATCGTACAAGTATTCTTTTATTCCATTCTTATCAGACCCATGAATACGAATATCAATACCATGAACCAACGACGGTCGAACTGTCACCTTGTGTGTAGTCCATCTATCGTATACACCCATTTCATCCATATGGTGGAAGTCTAGACCAAACACCAAATAATTCTTATGTGATTCATTTTCATTGAAAGACATTCCACTATCGATTCCACTGCCACTAGGAAGGAATCGTTTTAGTGCTTCCAACGTTTCTTCATGTTTATCTATCCATACAGTATTGCCATTCGCTATACAATTTTGCAATGCTTGTAACGTGGAAGCAAACCATTCATATAATTGTCTAGTGGGAGGCATCATCATCTCCTGCTAATTGGAAACCGATAATCAATTTTCTAATAGCCATAAGAACATCAGGACCGTTAGAACAGATCTCAATCGCAATATCTTTTTCACCATCTGCAATGGTGAAAGAAACTTCATCTGTTTTCAGAACTTCACATTCTAAAATAAAGCCAGCATCAATAATTCTCTTGGCTTTGTCTTTAACGTCTTCGCCTATATGAATATTACATATTCTTTTGATTCCATTTGGGCGAACGTGTTGTGTAAATGCAATAGTCATAACACACCTTTCAAAAAGCCATCAAAACCGGGTAAGACAATTCCTACCCGGTTCATAGGGAAAGAGTTACACAGCAGCTTTGATTTCTGCCATATTACAAGCAAGCTCATAGGCCCGTTGTTTCATATCTTTGCCTATCCCACACAGAGTCACATTGAACCTTGTCTCTGCTTGGCGTCGTCCTTGTCCCTTGCGGGGTAGATGATCCACATGCTCAGTGAAGGCATTGAATGCAGCCCACGCAGTATTCGGAGCAGACTGCTGTCGGTCGTTTTTGTAACAGGCTTTGATAGCCAGTCGAGTTTCAGAAACCTTGTCTGCCCGCCGTGATGTGTAGTTTGGGTCCAGCGGATCAAGCTCAGGACACAGAATATCCAGATACTTTTTCCATTGGTCTTTCGACAACGTTGTTTGAGCAAGTTCCACAGCAGATGCGTTGTACTGTTCGAGCGTGTCTTGAGCACCTTGCAAGAGTTTACGGGCTTCAGCCAACTTGCTTTTGATATCACCATTATGATTGATAGTGAGTCCTTTGACTTTACTGCCTTGAGCATTCATAGCCATATTGAATGTATTCGCACAGACTACACGAATTGAAGTAGGACCAAATTGCAAAGCCTGTTTGCCAGTATGCGAACTACTGAGCATAATGAAGTTAAGCAAATGGTCATCCTGAGAAACCTCGAACGATCCAGGCATTTGAGCGAGAAGAACAACTTGTTTTCCACCTCGCATACTGAATGCCGATTCATACATCATTTCTCCTTCATCGATCAATTCATCGAGAAATTCGAAAGCTTCAATGTTTTGTACCGGCTTGTATTGGTCAGTGACTTGACCAAGGACTTCTTTCGTATCCTCTCGGATATTCAATCGATAACCTTCAACGGGTGTGGGATTTTCTTCGATTGGATAAATGGCTACTTCTTTTTGAATCACCTTCCAATCCAATCCAGCACCAGTCAAAGCTTCTTGGCTTGTCATGGCATGATCGTAGACCTCACCAAGACCGTGCCATGCGGGCTTCATCGAATAAGCAGCTTCCGCAAAACCATTTTCTCTAATCGTAATGTCGTGACTCATAATACTCTCCTGTTTGATTGACTGTAAACTTGAACCTACTAACTTATATTCGCTACACGTTGGCTAATATTTACTGATTACATGTTTTTTATCAGTTTTGGATTTCGATCACATTTCAGTTTTTGAACAAACAACTGTTTTGCCTTCCACGCCGGTAACAAAACACGTTTACGATTTCCTCTACAATCGTACTCAACAAAAACTTCAGGTTGACGAGTTGATATAGCAGTTCTAGGCATCGTTTTCATCCTCCACTTCATGCCACATACCGACACCAGACATGGCTGTTTCCAAAAGTTTCTCCATCATGTCTTCACCGATTTGATGAGACAGCGTAACAAATGACTCCCAGGTACGTCCTCCACCTTTGCGTTCTATCCACATACCTCCAGGAATGGCATTGGTAAAATTGACTCGTCGTATAGGCTTTGTGGCCATATCACACACCTTTCTTAGAAAACAGACCAGGAATGAAATGTTTCGGTGTAGGTTCTGAACAGAAAAAATCCGTGATTGCTTTTGGCAGTTTAACAGCCCAGTTTTCCAATTCTAGTTCAGTCAGAACAAGAAACCTTTCACCAAATGCCTTACTGAGGATTCTCCCAGACAAGACGAAAACACCAACATCGTTGTCACTGCTAACATCACGCTTACCATCATATGCAACTGAATATCGAATGTCTTCAGTACCATCCACCAAACCAATTCCTATGATATCTGGATTATCGGTTCGTGTGAGGTACAACTTACAATCAAAAATTTTGTAAGTGATTGAAACGGGTTTTAACATTTCTCACATCCCATTCTTTTAAGATACTCATCGATCACTTTCTGATTCCCATGCTGCCAACCAGCCAACCGGCTTTCGCACATGCAGCCATTATGTATATAATGTAGAAATGGCTTCACATTCATTTGACGGACGACACCACGACCGTAATCCACTTCAAACACAGTGTTCTCCCACACTCTTCGCTCTTGCGTTCCAGGAACAGAGCCATTCGGAGCAGCAGGACCACCGTACCACTTACCAACAATAGTCCAATGGTGCAAAACTTTCTGTTCTACATGTTTCATCTCACCACTCCTTTTCATTTGAGCGTACATCGTTTTCTCCATTTTTGCCCATGCCTTGCCCCTCTACTTATATATCGTCCATTAGGCTATAATATTAGGCAGAAAACAGACTAATCACTAAGAAATTTTTCCTGCTTTTCTCATTTCGTGCATAACACACGCACGTCCATTTGGAGGAAGCAGCAATTCAATATCACGACCTATGGCAAACAGCATCGTTTCTATATGAGTATCCAAAATATTGAATTCATTCGACTCATTTATAGAAATACGTTTGGTCTGAGAACATTTCCAATAAATGTCCCATAGCATTCTCTTGACAGTATGTTTTTTGTATGCTGCTAACCACCGATTTGCACCATGTTTTTCAACAGCTTCTTTCATGGCTGTTCTTACTCGTTGATAGATTTCACTGTCTCGTTTGATTTTCATATCATTCCCAGTCTATCTAAAAGGATAAGCAATAACAGTGCCAGCATCATGCCATTCAACAAAATAGCCCATCTTGTACAATGCATCCTCAAGCTTCGGGTGAAACTGTTTATCAGAGAATTCTTGCCAGTAGTCAGCAGCCGGAAGGCCACCAATAGTGCCACCTTCAGCCGCATTGCCAAGATGAATCGAATTGGTTTCTGTTCCATTGAACTCTTTGCCATCCTTGATTCCATCAATACAAGGAAACAATTTCTGCAATTTTGCAATCCGTAGTTCCATTCGGGTAGCCATGACTATCTCCTATTTCAGCAGATGTTTTATTTCTTTTTTGCCCTTTGAATCCTTGCCCCTATACTTATATATTCGTTTTGGGGCAAAGATATTAGGCAGAAACCAGACTAATTATCTCCAGTAATTTTTAACAACGTGAGCACCGAAGGTCTCAACATCACATTCTTCTTCTTGTATATTGCAAGTTACCCGGTAATGCATACCAAGATTACCAAATGGCGAGAGAGTTTCTTTGCGTCCACTCTGCTTCAAAATAATGTAACAATAGAACCCAAAATGCGATCCCATCGCGTACACCTTTTCGCCATCTTTTAGCGAAGCTCTCAACTCGGGCAGATCCCAATCAACGGTCGCATCTTCGACTTCATAGATTCGCCGAATGGTCGGGTATTCGCCTCTCATTTTGTAAATCAACGCATGTTGTGTGGCTACAAAACCATCACGATTTTGAGGATAAACAGTCGTGTCTCGAACTTCTGTTGACATCATTTTTTCCTTTTTGCCCTCTGACTTACCCCTCCGACTACTTCTATTCTATAACCCGATAGACTATAAGTCAAGTAAAAAACAAGCAAACAACACCATTTTACTCGGATTTCAAGAAGTTTTTTCGATATCATATCGATTTATGTTGAATAGTTTACAAATCCTATCAATATTGATTCGAGACGGGATATGTCCCCCTGTTTCCCATCCAGCGACTGTAACTTGATTTACAACCAAACGCCTCGCAAGTTCCATTTGAGTCCAACCCATTTTTTTACGTTGTTCAGCAAGTCTTGGACCAAAAACTTTTACCAGTTGTGTATAGTTAGTCAATGCATTCATTCTTTTCATTCGTTTCTTTTTCATATGTATATTTCATCTTCATCTTATTATCACAACAGCATCAACGATTTTCAGACATCTCAGCATGACGGATACGATACACACCAGGATAATCAACCTTTGCTATGGTGCCTTTCGTTTTGCAGAACTTGCGGTAAGCAATGTCTTCTTTCGATTTTTGAAAAGGACGATCAACAGGCGTTTGCCATTTTTCAACATCAGGCAAATAACCATACTTACGTGCAAAATCACCTTTCACAATTTGCACACCGCCAATGGCCATACCATACCGTTTGGGAACAAAATTATCGAAGTTCATATAGCCTTCGTAACCAGACAGTCTAAGCTTACCAGTGAACTCATCACCGATAGCATGATTTTTGTGAATATAAATCATCTCAGGATAAATCATCACTGCATCTTCTGGCCATTCTATTTCAGGCAATCTATCAAGCATCTGATTTGGGAAACAATGATCCACATCAGTAAACCAGACAAAATCGGCATCAGTATTCAAAGCAGCTTGGTTACGTCCGATAGCCCTACGCCCACAAAGAGAAATAGGCATATAGTGCAACTTCATCTTGTTCATCCAATACCTAAATTTATCAATCACAGCAATAGTAGCTTTGTCTTCTGGTGTGAGAATAACGGACAAAGTCACTTCATGCTTACAAGGATCTTGGTAGATAGATCGTATTTGAGCAGCTAGACAAGTTGCAAAAAAATCCAACTTCTCAGCATAACAATGTGAAACTAATTCAATCTTCATCGTAACAATCTCCTACATTCTTCAAGATCTGATTCGGTATTTATGCCAACAGGCATTATATGCATCTTAATAGGCTTTATGGAAAACCCATGTTCTAGCCAAGTCAATTGCTCCAATGATTCCAATACTGCTTTTTCACTTGGTACCAACAACACTATTTTCTCAAGAGCAAACCAAGGAAATGAATAGACTCCACAATGAAAAGCAGCACCAAGAACAGCGTTACGTGTGAACCAATGACATCTAGTGCATTGGTCATTGACAATAACTTTTACTTCATTTTTTGTGGGGAAATCAATTCCTTTGTATGAAACAAGAGTATGTATAACAAATAATTTTGAAGTAAGCATTCTGTTAACATATGTTGGATCTACCAACGGCTCATCAACTTGCCAATTCACAACTGTTGTTAAATCGGATACAGAATCACCAAACAACCGAACTAATGCTTGATGGCATCTTTGTGTTCCATTGGTTAGGTTACTATCTGTTCTCTGGAATGGAATGCCATGATTCGAACAATAAATTTCAATTTCATCATCTGGTGCTGTGACAAACACCGAATTAGCCTTTGTTCTCATGGCTGCCTTATATGTTTTATGCACAAGAGGTAGGCCGTTAATATCCGCCATAGCTTTACCGGGCAGTCTACCAGAATCCATTCTAGCAGGAATAACAATAACTTTCCTCGGTTTACCAGTAGTCATAACGATCAAAAATCTCCTGTTCGGATTTCTTTATCTCAGTTCTTACCCAAGGACTGATAGAAATCGGTTCTTCATTAGTACAACACAACTTTATTTTCAACAATTGATTAGACATGATTTTGGGTATCTCCAATGTATCCGTAAAATCCATCAATGCGTATGGTGCATCTTCTGACTTATGCACAATGTCAGCTTCAAAATTATTGAATAAACTGGTAACACAACCTTGGGCTTTATGTAAATATGAATCAAAAAACCCATCTATACTAGAAAAATTCAAAGTAGCCAAAGGGCCAAACGTCCCATTTAACTCTTTCGATTTTCCTGTTCTTACTGCTTGATAAAAAGCCACTAGCCAATCAATAGGGTTCCTCACAAGCGTCAAGCGTAGCAGTCTGTGCTTATCCCCATGATCCCATGCGGAATGGGCATTAGAAACAGTTCCAGGACCAAGACCAAGCAACTGAAACGATTTGACATACCAATTTTCCTTAGTACAAGGCGGTGCAGCAAATTCTAACAGTTTATAGTTAATCATCTTTTACAAACCACCAGTGATTTCCTACTTCATTTACAGTATAACAATTTTCTTCTGCAAAACGATCTATTGAAGAAACAACACCGGGGAACTCCGAAGTATAATCATGACCACTAACAAAACCCCCTGGTTTCACTTTTGGGCACCAAGCATTTATATCAGTACATACAGGTACTTTTTTATGATTGGCATCAATGTAAACAAAATCAAGCGATTCGTCTTTAATCAACGGAGTTACTTGAACAGACTTTCCCAAAAACATGATTCTACGATCAGCGTATGGAGTAGTGCTTACAAAAGAATGTGTCAAAGCACCTTTCATACGAATTTCATCATAATCGTGATATTCTTTGAAACAGTCAACCATATACAGAACAAGGTCTTCGTATCTTTCTAGCAAAGCAACAGATAAATCACCATCTAACACACCGACTTCACAACCAATAGCAGGGAACACCACATGGTCTTCTAGCACTTCTAGAAGTAATTCACGTCTATGAGCGATCTTCTGTTATCTGTTTAACCAATTCATTTCACAAACCACCAATTTGTTAATTCTACTTGAACTTCATATCCATTTTTGGCTGCAAATTCATCCACAGACTTCTTTACACCATGGTTATATGTCAAGCTGTAATCGTGACCACTGACCAGACCACCTTTCTTAACTTTTGGAAACCACGTACCAATATCAATCTTCACAGCCCTTCGACTATGACGTGCATCAATATAAACAAAATCAAGTGATTCGTCTTCAATTAAATGAACTACTTGTGTCGAAGTACCAACTAGCATGATACGACGATTAGCAAATGGCAGTGTGTTCGTGAATGCAGTAGACATGATTTTCATCATGACTTCATGCGGACGTTTTCCTTTGTCCATCAAATACGGATCTGCCATATACATAGTTAGTTCAGGAAACTTGGCCAACAATTTAGATGTTAGCTCTCCTCTTAAAACGCCAACTTCACAACCTTTTGCTGGAAAAGTAACGTTGTCTAGAACTATATCTAATGCAGCCAAATGCATTCTATGGGCTCTGTCATTTTTACTCATTACTCTTCAACCTTTCACCTGATAACATTCCATGAACCGATCTTTCCATAAAAGCTTAACCTCTCTTGGGTTCCTAACCAAGAAAATTTCCAGCCCTTGCTTCACATGATCTTTTTTGACAATTCTGTTTTCAACATCATCAAAAAGAAGCCAACCACCGGGCTTCATCAATTTCATACAACACTCAGCATCTTGAACAACAGCTTGAGCATTATGATCGCCATCTACCATACAAATATCAATGGTCTCTTTCTTCACACCACGATACCCACTTTTACTTATCATTCTATTCAAAACCTCAACACTATTTCCACGTATCAAAGTGCATTTGTTTTTGAATTCAGGTTGTGAAGTATTATGAATGGCTCTGCCACGAACCTTTTCCATTTCTAATTCATCAATTTTCCTAGTAATCAGCCAAGGATCTATACCATATGCCCTACTGTCTACATGCGTGAGGATTCGTTGCAGCATCCAAGTCATTGACATGCCTTCAAACACACCAATCTCAAGATACTCAATAGGTTTATCTGCCCATACAGGCAAAACATGACTGACAAACGTTTTTAAATTTCGGTTCTGAAACCATTGCCTTGTAAATTCAAAATTTCCAGGGAGTAATCCCATTGTTCTAGCCATTATCAGTCACTTCTTTCTCTTAATAAATTCATCCATTTGTTATCAATGTCTAATATCCATTGTTGAATATTACCAAAATTTTCTTTCAAACATTCCAAATAAATAGGCCACCACAGATCATACCCTTTTTGATTTTTCTGAGGACGAACGTTAGAATCTCCATGGTAATGTCTTATTGTCACGTCATCATCATGAAGACGTTTGCTTTGAAACTTCGGACTACAGTTAAATTTTCCATTGCCAGTAACAATGGTGTAATTCCCAGTTGTTTTGAATTTCGGTGCAAGTAGATGCATCACTACTTCATCAGCAATAAACTCTGACCGTGCTATCTCAGTCATGTTGTACCAATCATCTAAAACAGCACTTTCAGGACGACAAGCCCACACACCACCATTCACACTGGGTATCCGACTATCTTTATCCAAACATTCATTGACCAATACAGGATCAATCTGTCCATCATACTTTAGCAATTTCACAATACGTTTAGACGGAATGCCTTGGGTAGTCAACCAACTGTTGAATTGTGTAGCAGCAAAACCATGTACGTAGGCATTATTAAACAGGAAATCAAGAGACCCGTGTATTGTCGTATCAGCATCTAAATACAAAACACAATCAATTTCGCCCTTTTGGGCAGCAGCAACTTTGATCTTATCCATGAACTGAGCATTTTTAGATCGGTGTGCTGGTTCACGTAATCTGACTTCTATGTTTAGTCGTTTATCTTCTGCTATCTTCCTGGCTATATCAATTGATTCTTTCCAAGCAAAAACAACAACCTCTCCATCATAATGCTCCCGAAGTGTTTTCAATGACACAAGCAAATAAGGCAAATGGGCAGGACCACTCATTACGTAGAATACACGGTTTTTCATTTCAGACCAAATTCCTTTTCATACTCATCAATCGAAAATGGACAACAACAAAATCTAGAATCAAACAGTTTTGGTTTCACATAAATAGCATCATACTGGTTGCCTTTCATCGTGTGCAAATATTGACGAAAGAAGCCATGATCCCGTAACTTATTATGCACAACACGGGTATCAGGCCACTCATCACTGGGAGGATCTGAAGTCATTTCGATGTTAATCATATCAACATGGCCAAGTAACGTAGTAGCACCATTAAGCACATCCAATTCACTGCCTTCACAATCTAACCACAAAAGAATATTACCATCAGTGCTAAAACGACAAGAAATTTGTTCATCAAGAGTAGTAACGTAAACAGTATGTTCGAATAATTTTCTATTAGTACCATTGAATTTCTTGAGTGAAGATCCATCTTTGTGTGCCTTTTTCTCCCACAAACTCATAACACCAGATTTAGACGAAACGGCTTTGTTTATAACTGTACCGGGATACTTTCCATCAATCCCAATAAATATTTTTGGATTAGGCTCATACCCAATCAATTCGGCATCAGGCCATTTTTCGGATTTCATTACATCTATTTCTTTGTGATGAAAACCAACACCTACTTGGATAATCAAATCAGCATCCCACCCAAGTCTTTCAGCTACAATACAAACAGCAGCACCACTTCTTCGTAATATTCTACTGGCCATTATTTAATACTCTTTCTACAGATTTACGGATACTGGATTCACTTGACAAATGATCCCATCCTTTGGACTTCATGTTTGTTCTGATAATGCCAAGTTCTAATCTTTTTGCAACGTACCACATATAACCATCTTGTGACGATACAGGTAATTGGTAAGGACAATCATCAATCGTTAAGCCAGCACACAGCTTTGTGAAGTACGTACTAAAGAAACCAACCCAACTAATTATTCGCTTGTGCCGAACTCTACTCCAACCTTCTTTTGGTTTCAGATTCAATGGTGGATTATTACTAAACGTCAGGAATCTATCAGCCCATTTATCCAACTCAAGCATTTGATTCGGTGGTTTCGTGAATCCCCATGGATGAGAAATAATAGCAGGATTATCATCGAACCATTCTTCTTGTATCCAATCATCGACACCATTTGCAACAGTATCAACATCAATTTTTAACCAATACTTAGTATTAACATATCGAGCAGGAACATGAACAAAACCAGCAAGCATTTTATACCGTTGAGGACAACCAAACTTTCCTTCTACTCTTCGTTCATAACTAATATTTGGCGGGCACCAAGGAACGGTCGTTAGATTCGGATGATCTACCATCTCAAAGATCTGTTCAGACGTTACTCCATCTCTATCATAAAACACCAACATCGGATGATTCAGTAACGAGGGTTTAGCAAACTTCCACGTAGCCCATGTCCAAGTAAGTTGACGCAAATGTTTTTTGTCTACTCCACAAACAATTGTATAATCAGGTTCAAACATTAACCTTACCTCCAAAACCATCTCTGGTTATGTCAGCAGCATCTAATGTTACCCAATAAATTTCAATGGCCTGTAAGTCTTCTTTCACTTCAAATTCATGATAAACACCAGGAGGCACATCAGTGACTTGTCCAGGACCAAGCGTAGTTTCATCAACAATAAGCCCACTTTCTGGAAACATACGAACTGTCAGCTTACCACTAAGCACAACAAACCTATTCCATTTATACTTGTGAGAATGACGACTACATTTGTACCCAGCAATACCTTCTATCACATGGGTCTCTGTGGAGCTGTCAGCATAGACTAGCTGTGTCTTGCCCCATACCTTGCCCTGCTTCGGGCCAATGGGTGGGATATTGTGTGTGGGTAGCATGTTCTTCTTTCTACTAAGCAGCTTTCTGCCACTTCTTCACAGATTCAAATGGGTAGATCAGCATGAGTACATTCAAAAACAAATTATCACGTACCAAATAAAGAGACAGTAATTCAAAAAACAAAATTACCGATACTACAGACCAAACAGGTAAAGCGTAAGCAACAAAAACACCCACACTCATAAACAAAACATCACTGAATGAATTTATCAATGTGTCACCTTGGTAATCAGCAGACATAGTGTTTCGGTATCGGTTGATTACGAATGGTGTGTTTTCGAATATCTCCCAAGTGCACTCTAGTATGACCGAATACAGAAGCACAGCAGCAAATGGAAAATGCATCGATAGCAAACAGTAGAACACAAAACCATGGATGATATGCGACATCGTATAAACATCAATTACACCTCTTGAATTGGGTGCTGTAAGCTGCAACGTTCCCAACTTTCTTCCCATTTTCATTTCAGTGTATATCATGACTGACACAACGAGAATGCATTGCAGAAGTATTAACGGCATAAGGTTCATGAATATCTCCTATTCCCAAACGTTTCCACAATCAAGACATGTTTTTTTGCCATCTACTATATGCAAATGCCAACTTTTGCATTCTTTATTTGGGCATTCGTCCTTATCGTACCAATCTTTCAAATCAGGAACTTGTTCAACGTTTTGGGTAGCTATGTCAATAGCGTCTTCAAATGATACATAAGGAAATGCCCTCAATCCACTGTGTTCGTAACAGTTAAAAATTTCTAACCCAAATTTACCAAATACATCATCATCTTCCATCTTACATAGCCAATCATTGACTACGGTGTATTGGTTATTATTGGAATCACAACCACCATCTGATTTACCTTGATCGAACGAATAGACAGCCCCAGGGCTCATAAGGAAATCAACACCAACTAGAAAGATACGTCTTGCTCCAAGGAAGTACAACAACCTCATAGCCAACAGCATGGTACAAACTGTCTTTTTCTCTCCTGTCATCTTCACACCCTTGTTATGGTTTCCCCAAAATGCTCCTTCTTCAGTGAAAAAAGTTTCATCTGGCCTTAGATGACTGTGCCGTTTGAATGCCCATATATTAGGACATTCAGAAACACCTGTGTCGGATTTATAGAATACCCCATTTTTCTTCATTCTCAATTTTTGCCTACGACCGGTCATTTTTGGGGATGGTACGAATTTCATACAATGCGGATCTAACCAAATACTATTCGAAAATTTCTTTGGTGGGTCGGAACACACAAACGAGGAAGCCCTGAACCTCGGGTGAGCGGCTACATTATTTACACCCATCGTGAAGACACCACGATAATTCAACTTCTCTAGTGCAAATTTCTTAGTGGATGGACCACCACCAACAAGAAAGGCACAACCACCACCAAGCAAATTGTGAATAGAATCAGTCTTAGTACGTGTTCGATCCAAAACAATAAGAGGATCTTTCCATTTTTCTATAAAATGCTCATCAGTTAATGGTAATTTTTTGATACATCCATCACAGTTATTCCCATTATCTTCTTGAAATAATGAGCATTTGTGTTTACCATTATCCATTTCTTCAAACTGATATTCACATTCTTTTTCAGACATTCTTCGTCCTTTTAACTGTTCAGCCTGTAAGCATTGCTTACACATCTATCGTATGAGATTCATCATTGCCACCACGTTTACGGCTGAATACTATCTTACTAACCCCATCACACTTCATTCTAGCTACGATAGCCCGCCATTCACTAGGCTTCGGAGCACAGGTAATGCCAATAATCTCAATAGTTTTCCGATCAATATATCGTATCGTAGCTGCCCACGTATACGGATCACCATATACAGCCCCATCATGGAACACCCGAATAGCACATGCAATTGGTTCAACGTCAGCCCACATTCATATTCATCAAATCCTTATCCGCTAATCTACAAACTATCAATTTCAATAAGTGAAATTACAATATAGAACAAAACCAAAAATCAATCTATAGGTCTTTTCCCTATTAACTCTTCTTTTATCAATTCTTTGCCTAATCTCAAATTTTCTTTTCCTCGTCGTAACTCCCATCGACTTCGGTTATCATGGTTGATATGCATCAATGGAAAAGCAGCACTTGTAATAGTCTGGATACCATATCTTTTCTTTTTGATTTCTAGAACATCATCTTCTCCACCCCAACCAGACAATCTAGCATCCCAACCACCAATTTTTTTCCAATCATCAATATGCATAGCCTGCCAACAACCCTTACCAGTAGGACATGGCATCAATCTCAACCACTCTTTCCATTGGTTCTCATCAATGTTCTGGTAATTAAAATCATCAGGGAAATCAAACTTTCTTCTTTGAGCCCATACAGAAACACCGGGCTTTACTGTTTTTGCAACATACTCTATCAACCCAGGTGGTATAATAAGATCTATATCAGTACACACTATAATCTTGCAATGGTCACGAAGCTTTTCTATTCCTTTGTTCAACAACAAAGACCTACTTAGTGGACCAGAAGGAGCTTCAGTAATAATTGAATGACTTACTTCTTTATCAATGAAGCTTAAAAAACGTGTTATCTCATTGTCTGAAACATCAGCAGCACCTACAGAAATTCCTATTTCGTTTAGATCAATTGGTTTTGATTTTTCTGAAACTGATTCTTTTATACTTATGTATTCTTCCAATCTCCAAACACATACTTTTCGAGAAGCTGTTGTATTAGATCTCTGGTATCTTCTAGTGACTTTTTTATGAACAAGGGAACGGTCTAGCACTGATCCTATATCCAAGGCAGGGTGTTTCCTTGGACCTCTTGTCCAATAATCATAAACCAAAACATTAGCTAAAGGACCAGCAGCAACTAAAAGAGGCTTGTCAGCAGCAATCATTTCATCAACAGTTTTGTTCCAATCGTATCCATTTTCAAACCCGTTTTTTGGGACTTTTATATCTCCGTTGTTAGGCGAAACTAATGTGTAACTATCCCTTGGTTTATTCCCTAGCCATCTTAGAAAAAAACGATGATTGGCCCGTATAAAAATACTGGCAAATGTCAATTGATGAATAGGATGATTGGTATGGCGTCTGTACCATCTATTCATGTTTTCTACACAGCATGGACATAATATGCCCTTGTAATAACCAGGATCATGGTATTCAAAAGACTTTCTCAATCGTTTTGCCAATGGATGTGTTTTAGGGTTTAAGCAAGACCACCCACTTGATCTCCGTATTCTGATTTTTTGCAAAACACGAATTTCACCATCACCATATCTAGATATAACAAAAGGTACATTATTATCAAAAGCTTTTATTAGTTCATCAAAATCTTTTATGAAATCTTGTTTCATCCTTGGAAGGATCATACTCTTTTCATCCTTTCCCCAAGATTTTTGTTTGCTATACAACCTCTACAAAAAATATGATTAGCTCTGGGGAATTCAGACAATGCTTGATGATAACCGGGTTGTAAAGACGTTTTGTATTTTTCAATTTCTCCCAAAGACTGTTTACATCCCAAATACACATCAATAAGATTTGTACAAGCATAGACATTCCAATCGTATACAAACAACCCTTGACATTTACATGCACAAGGTATGGTATCTTCAGGATGTAAAGCCTTCGGAACAATATAATGCGTTTGTTGATTGACTACACGTACTTTTTTACCAAACTTATTACAAAGCGTTTTTACGTTTTCTTCATTTCTTTTGTATCTTGAGATACGTAATTGAAAACGGCCTGATAGTAAATCAGAAGTTACATTTTCTACTATCAATCCATTGGTAAACAAATCCAGTCTTTTAGAAACACCAGCCCGTTTTAACAATTCTGCCCCTTCGTTCAAATTCTCCCACATCAATGGTTCACCACCTGTTAGTACAAGCGTTCTATACGGTCTGTAGCCAGATTTTCGCCATGAGTAGATAAACTGTTTCAATTCTTCAATAGACATTTGATAATGAGGATCAGCTTTCCTCATTTCTATCTTGCCACAATTAGCACATCCATAATTGCAAACAGAGCAAACATACAAAGACATGTAGTAAGCTTTCTTAAACATATAATCAATCATAAGGCCAATATCCTTTTGGGCATGATTCAGTTGCCATTCGTATCTTATTCAAAAAAGCGATTCTACTTTTACTTAATTTACATCCACATAATTTACAAGAACCTTCTTTACTAAAAAACCTGCATGGTTCTGATTCTCCTTCTGTGCCATGGCAAATTTCATAATAGGTTTCTATTTCTAAATCATTACGAACAGGACAACCGTCTGCTGTCCATTTTGCTACAGCTTTCAACCAACGTTTAGATTTTTCCCATCCAGAATCAGTGCAAAATCTTTTGGGCATCTGTTTTCTCTCATTCTGAATAATATCAGATTGCACATCACATATCCGCACACTCTTCTGACAATCTAACACGTCACTGAGAAAACCGCATCGTGTGCAGCGGCAAGCGTTGCTGCCGTCAGGCTCAAATTTGCAATATACCTGCTTTGTCATGCGGACACCGAACAGGTTAAGCTAGTATATGGGACTCGGCATACAAAATCATTACCTGCACTTAAAATATTAAGACTGCCACCGGAACAAGACCCATTGGCTCCAAAAAACAATGAATTGGACGAGCCGTCTGTTACGGTTACCGTCCAACTAATTACGCCTAGTGAGCAAGTCACCGACACACGTACTGTCATTGGTCCATTGATACAATCAGCAGTATCCGGACCAGTCACTTGCCATATGCAGGGGGTGCTAGCCGTCCCAGAAACAAAGTCGCAATAATATGTTCTACTAAGATCGGTGCAATCAGGGCAATCAACAAGTGTGACTGCAATTGGATTGATAAAACCACCTAATGTTACAGCCACTTGTCTACCAAATGCACATTCTGGGCAACATGGTAATTCGGTAGAACTACTGTTGGATGAACCACCAGAACTTAAATCTGAACTTGCTGATGACCCACCTGATGATTGATCTGAACTGAGTGAACTTAAATCTGAACTTGCACTAGATTGATCTGATGAAGCTGAGGACACAGACGACACAGAACTAGTTGACGAAGTACTAGAACTAATCGAAGACGTTACTGATGAGAGTGAACTAGTTGACGACACAGAACTAGTTGACGAAGTACTAGAACTAATCGAAGACGTTACTGATG